GAAACATTAAATCAGAAATGTTAAACAGAGTTTCTAATTCAATAATAGACTTTTGGACTAAGCATCTTGAAACAGTGAAATTAAAATTAAAGATTAATTTTGGAGCATTATGAAGATACTTATAGTAAGTGACTTCTGGCAACCTCTAAATATGAATATTTATAGAGGCGGTGCTGAAAGTTATACAATGAGTACATGGAAAGCTCTACTGAATCAAGGGTATAATGCGTGGCTATTAACTACCAAAGATGTAGAGTTTACTCATCCAAAGTTAATGACCTGGCAAGATCTTAGTAAGGAAACGTTCACTAAGCAGAATCCTGGTAAACGATATACTCCTGGTGCTGAATTTGATTCAGTAATTCCTGAGATTATTGGTCATAAGTTTGATGTAATCTTAACTAGCTGTGCTTCAGTTCGATTAGTACGCAAGATTGTTCAATGTAAAGTTCCGGTACTACATGTTACTCACACTATTATTGTATACCGTAATGACCCTGAACGATTTAAGTCTTTTAATGAGATTAAGCAATCACATCCGTTGCGAGCCATTACGGTATCCAATTATACTAAGAACAATATCAATACTGTAGTTCCAGGATATATTGATGATGTTGTGTGTCCTACATATAGTGAAAGCAGATGGGATCCTCCGGTAACCTATGATTCAAAACGGTTAATCTACACTGGACGTGTTACTAAAACTAAACATGTAGATGTATTGTTGGATAATTTTAAAGGATCAGATTATAAAGTTCTGGTAGTAGGAGATCCTCAATATCATTCTGGCAGTGAATATGAATGGTTTCAGACTGTATTTAAACCTACAACTGAACAGTTTCCAAACATTGTTCATATTAACAATATTCCTCATGATAAATTGTTTCCTCTAATTAGTGAAAGTGCAGGGTTGATAGTTCCATGTCATGATGAGTCGTTCTCATTATCTGCATTTGAGGCTCAGAAATTAGGTGTTCCTGTAATGCATATTAAGTCTAAGGTTGGATCTTTAGAAGAGTATGTTATTGACGGTAAGACAGGAATTCTAATCGATTCATATAGAAAGAGAAAACCTGCATTACGTGTGGAGATTTTATCTAAAGTTAATGATATCACTTCATTAGATAGAGATTTTATTTACAATCATTTCAAATCTAATTATAGTGAGAAGAAGTTTATTGACAATTTGTTAGTTCAGCTTAGGGAGGCCATGTGTCTATGACAAATGATGAATTAGTTTCAAAATATGATGCGATTTTCGATATCCTTGAGAATTATTTGAAATCGTTACCAGATAGTGAAAATCCTGATATTCTAGATCTTAATGCTGGTACTGGGGATATGTGGGAACATTTGGTTCATGGTCGTAGAGATCTTCTAGAAAATATGAAGCAAGTAAAAGAGATTACTTTAGCTGAAGCATTCAATAAGTACCATAACATGTTGAATAAACGAGCAGAATTAGTTGAGAATTATGTTCCATGTAGAATGTCTAGGTTGGAACCAATTGCTATTAATACTGCTAGAGATGTAGTTATAGGGATAGGACTATTGAATTTTTATCCTATGTTGGAAGCGTCAAAATTATTGACTCACCTATTACGAATTACTAAGAAGTTTATGATTCTAGAATTTGATTTCAGCTGTTCAATTTCATCTGCAGTTCCAGGAATATATAACCCGTCAATTGACTTTGTATATAACATGTTATATGGACAAACGTCTAAAATTGAAATAGTTATCACTAATAGATACAATTCAGTTTGGAAAATTTGGAGAAAATAACCAGGTGAAATCATTAGTCTACACGTTCCTTTTCGGAGGTAATAAATGGTAATTAGACTAGTGTATAATCCTAGTGTAGACTGGGATGTTCATAGATTTGAAGTGAGTGCTCCTTCAGTTATTCGAGCAATCAATATGATTGATGCTCCAAAGGAAGTTCAGGATGGGGATCTAATTATACATGAAGCTAATGCTGCATATCTTTGTAATCAGGGTCTGTTAAAGCCCATTTCTATGGAGGAGGTCGCTAAGATGCGACCTCCTCAAAAGTGTACGAATTGTGAATTATCTAAGACCGCGCTAAATACTTGTGTAAAAGCAGATCATCCTGGAGGAGAGATAGATATTCTTTTCCTAGGCATGGCTCCTGGTCGTGAGGAGGATATTGAGAAAGTTTCATTTGTAGAAACTGCTCCTGCTGCAAGTATTATTAAGAATATTGTTTATAACGAGATTGGCATTCCTCGTGACCGTGTAGCTTGGACAAATATTGCTAAGTGCTTTCCTACTGAGAATGGAGTAATGAGAGATCCTTCTAAGGAGGAAATGTTAGAGTGTTCAGGTTCATGGTTATGGGAGGAGATTCTTGCTTACAATCCAAAATTGATTGTAGTGTTTGGGTCTACTGCTACTCAATTTCTGCTTCAGAATGAGATACCCATTACTAAGATCCGGGGGAGCATAAACAAGGTCTTAATTAAGGGTAAAGAATTCAAAGTCCTTCCTTGTATTCATCCTTCTTCAGTAGCTCATGGTAATCGTGAATTCCTAAAAGCAATTCGAGATGATGTAAATCTTGCATGGAGTTTAGTAAATTCAAATTATACCGAGATACCTCAATGCCATATTTTGAATGATACTGATTCTATTATAAGTGTATGTAAGAAAGTTATTAATTTATATAACGAAAAAGTAATCTCTTCAATTTCGTTAGACATCGAATCGGATTATCTCCATAAGGAATTAGATGAAGGAGAAGAAGCGAATAAAGACTTGTTTGATGTGAACCATACTATTGTTGGATTTGCTATCTCATGGGATGAGAACTTTGCAGTGTGGTTTACTTTGGATCATACTGAATCCAAGGTAGATATTCCAAAAGTAACTCCGTATCTGAAGGAAATGTTGGAATTAGTTCCTATTGAAGCACATCATGGTAAATATGACCAATCATGGTTAAAGGAAAAGTTAGGAATTAGTACTGTACTCTCGTTTGATACTATGTTGGGATCGTTTGCTTTACATGGCCAATCCCGTAGTCATGGGTTGAAACCATTACTAAGATCAGTATTTGCATGGCCTCCATATGAGTCTTATATTGCCCAGGAGGTGATGAGTCTACCACCAGAGAAACGTACTTATAAATATGTAAAGTTGGAAACTGTTGGTACTTATTGTTGTTATGATACTGCAGGTACTAGGAAGTTAGTTAACTATCAAAAATCTCAATTGAGTGAAGTAAAACTAGAACTAGCTAATCTATTATCTCGTACATCTGATACGTTGATGAAGGCAGAACTCAATGGAGTTCCTATTGATCTTCGTCGAGTAAAAGCAGATGAAACTAGGTATCAGAACGAAAGTGATATAGATAGCAGATTACTACATGAGCATCCTAAGGTACAGCAATTCTTAGCATATAAAAAGTTAGTGAATCCGAAGGATTCTGGAGTATTTAATCCTAACTCTCCTAATGATGTAAAGGCCTTATTGTTTGGGTTATCGGTATGTAATGATTGTAAACATACTTCTAATTCCAAAGCCAAGAAAATTGTGCTTCCATCAGGTAAGGAAGTAAAGGCTGTATATCCATTTAGGTTTAAGTGTTGCCCAGCATGTAACTCTATTAATACTGCCGATTATGATTTCCTATGTTGTGAGCCAAAAGGACTTACTCCTGCAGGATCACCTAGTACTGATCAAGAAACTCTAGATGATTTAGCTGAAGATCTAACTCATAGACATATTAGTTTGGTTCAGGGGGAGAATTCGTTCTTCTGTAAGAAATGTCGTAAGGTTGTTGACGTAGATGATAGTTACCATATTAATTACGGTAAAGAAGAGTCAGTACGGTTCTTTCAATTGATTAATCGATTGAAGAAACGTGGAAAGATTCAACAATTCTGGAATGGTATGAAGGAATACTATCGTCCAGTTATTGATGAACAAGACGATGTTGCTCTGTTAATTGTTAATTATCGACAAACCTTGGTTGTAACTGGTAGATTACAGGCATCGAACTATTCAGTTCATACTTTACCTGCTAGTTCAGACATTCGACGATCAGTAGTTTCTAGAAGTATCAGACGTGGAGGATTAGTACTTAATGCGGATTATGCTCAGGTTGAACCTAGAATCTTAGCTTCGGTTGCTAAGTGTGAAGGATTCATTCAGATTTTTCGAGAAGGTCGAGATATTTATCGTGGAGCTGCATCCTCTTTGTTAAAGATCTCTGACGATGAAGTATCGAAAGCAATTAGAGAATTCATGAAGGCTATCTTCCTTGGTATTACCTATGGTAAATCTGATAAGGCGGTAGCTAGGGATTGTGGTGTTCCTCTACATGAAGCTACGGAATTTATCAATAACTTATTGCATAAACAATTTCCTGAACTTGGCCAATGGATTGAACGTACTCATAAAGAAGTGCGTACTACTGGAAAGATCGAGTCTATTAATGGTCGAGTATATTTTCTTCCAGATGCTCAGCTTCCTGATGTGAAGCAGAACTTTCACAAGATTCATACTGCATATCGTCATTCCCAGAACTATGGGATTCAAGGTCCTGCATCTGATGTAACTTGTGAAGCTGCTACTCAAATTGTTAAGGAGATTGAACGTCAGAAGATTGAAGCTGAATTGTTTGGCTTGATTCATGATCAGTTAGTAACTGGAATCGGTCCTGGAACTATTCTTCCAATGCTGAAGACGTGTGATCATGCAATGAAGGAACTAGCTCCAAAAGTATTCCCTTGGATTACTGTTCCATTAAACATTGAGATGGAAATTGGTTCACGGTTTGATGGTGGAGTTATTGTTACTGAGTTTGACGACAATAGCTTTACCTGTAAGGGAATGGAGAATTTCTTTGATGAATTGATTGAAACTGCAAAGCTAGGTTATAATAAAGTAACCGTTGAGGTTCTCAAGAAAGAGCCTGTGAAACGTAAGGATGATATTCTTATTAAGAAAGCATATAATGGAGATAAGGGAGGAGATCACGAGATTAAAGCTCGGGTCTATGTTGAATGATAAATGCTGTAGAATTTAATGAGATAGCTTCAGTTTACCAAAAAATTGAACTATCTCGTAAGGGTGGACGAGTACGAAGATTTCATACTGAACCATTTATCGGTGAACAGAATAATGCACACCATTCACACGGAGTGGCATTAATTGTTCATTATCTATATCCAGATGCCTCTAAAGATTTAATTATTGCTGCATTGACTCATGATATTGAAGAAGGGTATCTTGGAGATATGCCCGGACAAGTAAAGCACTTTCATAAGCCGTTAAAGAAAGCTATGAATGATGCTGAGAAAAAGTATCGCAAACTTTATGGTTTAGATATTAAACTGTCTAAGAAAGAACAAGTTATATTGAAATGGGCCGATACACTTGAATTGTTATTTACATGTTATGATCAGGCTAAACTTGGTAATAGGAATGTAAGTTCAATTGTTGATAATTTAGTAAAAATGTCAGTAGATTATCCACCGATTCATAGAGCAACTAAACTATTCTCTATGATAGAAAAAGGAACTAGGAGGTATTGTAGTTTATGAGTAAGAATTATCAATTTGATATTGTACAGAAACCACAGCACTATACTGATACCGGCATTGAACACTCAGATGTGGTAGATGCTTGGAATATGGACTACTTTATTGGTAATTGTACTAAGTATCTATGTCGATGGGAAAAGAAAGCAAACCCTGTTCAGGATCTCAAGAAAGCATCATGGTATCTAGCCAGAAAGATTGCTCATCTTGAATTCCCTGGATTGAATACTCGTGAATCCATACGTATTGTAGAAGCTAGAAAAGAATTAGATTATGTGAATTCTTTATTAGAACATTTGAATAAAGAAATAGCAATAGAACCAGAAGTTCCTAAAGTTCAAATGTATGAACAATCTGGTAAATTTCTAATGATGATGAAAACTGAATTGGAGTATGAACTGAATGAACTCAACAGTAAAATTGAAAAATAATGTAGTAAATGATTTCTGGTTATTCATAATCAAACGTCATAATGCATTCCTTCGTAGAATCATTCTCCAAACTCCTGCTCCATGGTCTCAAGATAAAGTTATTCAGGAAGTCAATTTCTGTAATATCTTCCGTGACTATGACTATGGTACTCGATTTGAATTAGAGATGATTAATGTCTGTGATGATAAAGATTTGCTTATCAAGAACATTCTAACTTATCGATTATTCAACTGGCCAGATACTCATTTGTATATTGCTACTCATATGAATGACCATATTGATAGTCAAACTTCTATCAAATGGTCAGGTATTATCTCTGGTATGGATCATAATTATCTATTAGAGATAATGAGACTCCGTAAGGCTAATGGAGATAAATGGCGTAGTAATGCTTATACTGTCATCAATAGTATTGATAAGTTCTGTAATCGAGTATACGATTGGTGGAGTCAAAATACTCAAGCAGTAATTGATGCTGGAGATAATCTACATGAAGTATGGAAAGCTATTGGTAAAACCTATAAAGGTACCGGTACTTTCATTGCATATGAGATTGCTACAGATCTAACTTATTCACCATTGTTCAATCTCGATCAGAATGACTTTGTGAATCCAGGTCCAGGTTGTCGGTTAGGTATTGATCTAATTACTGAACAGAAGTGCGAGACTGATGAAGCGTACATGGATGTTATCAAATATTTAACTGATAATCAACATGTTATTCATGATGTGGATACTGATGAAGAACCATGGGTAGAAAGTAGAGAATTTACATTACGTGACGTTGAACATTCCTTTTGTGAATACTTTAAGTATATCAAGAGAAAGAATGGAGGACATCGTAAGCGTATGTTTATTCCTAATCCAAATCCACCACAATGGTATTTAAACTCACTTGAGAAATTACGTGAACATTATAAACCAGAGATGAATACTCTACAACCATTGAGGAACAATGTTAATATTCATTCCAACAATCAATAGGGTTGATTTTCAGTATACTCTTTCATCGTTACCAGATTCTTGGTTACCTAATACTTGGCTGGTAGCTCCTCCAGATGAAAAAGGTAAACATGTATATGAGAATATCCTCTACCATCCTGAGGAAGTAAAAGGTATTGGTCCTGTACGACAATGGATTATGGATAATTCCTGGGATCCAAAGGTAATGTACATGGATGATGATTTGACCTTTCAACATAGGAAGTATCAAGTCAGTCCATTAGATTTTAACGATAAAATTACTGAAGGACATCCTTGTCAATTAGAAGGTGCTGATCATGCTTCAGTAGAGAAGATGATGGATGTATTGTGCTCATGGATGTACGATGATGGAATTCCTGTTGTTTCTACTAGCTTATTTGAGTATAACCGGTTTTATGCAGTATCCTATTATGATAATTATCGTATTGACCGATGTTATGCGGTAGATCGTGATAAGCTAAATAAAATTGGATTCCGATGGGATCGTATGAAACTGATGGAATCATTCGATATGGCTCTAAGTATGTTACGGGCTGGATATCGTTCACGATCTACCTTCCATTGGACTCAGTTAAATACCAGAATGAGTAATGCCTCAGGAGGATGCTCTACGTATAGAACTACTGAAATGCAATCTGAAGCAGCAGTTCAATTGCAACAGATTCATGGTAAGTATATTACTATTGTAGATAAAAAAGCTCCATCATGGGGTAAGGATATGGCAGAGAGAAAAGATGTACGTATCCGTTGGGCTCAATCGTTTAAAGATGTGGGGTATGAACTATGAAGAGACGTGATTTCTTTAAAGGATTACTAGGACTTGCTTTACTACCATTTGTTCCTAAAGTTGAAGCTAAGTCAAAGTACACATTTCCTGAGTACGCTATATATCCAAATGACTTAATAAGTATTGATCACTCTTCAGTCGCAGTTGGATCTAATAAAACAGTTGGAGCACTTGATGGAGTTTATAAAGTAACTCACATTACTTGTACTCCTCCGTTACATAAAACTGATAAAGGTATTTGGATGCTCGATCACTGGTGTAAAGGTCACTATGAAGCAGTGCCTTTATATCCTGGAGATCATTTAGGTCCTCAAAGCGCTAAATGGGTATGTACTTGTACTGCTTATGAATTAATGTCTCAGTTTATTAAACAAGAACGTGATCAACAAATCATAAATGCAATAAGAGGGTAATAATGGAAGATTTTCACGGACATGCGAATAAGTTTTTTCACAGAATGTTTAATCGTATCATGCAAGATGGTATGAAGACTAATGCTCGAGGAATGGATACTTATGAACTTCTACATCAAATTGTAGAAATGCCTGATCCTAGTAAGCGAGTACTTACTTTATATAACCGTGCGGCTAATCCTATTTTCCAGATGGCAGAGACAGTATGGATCCTATCTGGTAAAGCAGATGTGAGTTGGATTTGTCATTTCAATTCACAATTAGCTAATTATGTAGATGTAGATAATAAACAGTATTTCAATGCTCCATATGGAGAACGTCTACGTTACTATGGTAGATCATCTCGTCTAGGAATCAATGTGAATAGTGATATAAAGACAGTCAATCAAATTGATATGGTTATCAAAGAATTGACTAATGATCCAGGGTCACGTAGAGCCGTAGCTTTTATCGGTAATCCTTTGTTTGATATTAATGATAGTAAGGATCGTCCATGTAATATTGCTCTCTCCTATAAGGTACGTCATGGCAAACTTCATGCAACTACGTTCAATCGGTCGAACGATATGGTCTTGGGTCTTACGTATACTAACATCGTCCAATTTACTACTATCATGGAAGTTATTGCTGCTGTACTTGGTATTCAACTTGGTCCTTATATCCATTATAGCGACAGTCTCCATATTTACACATCTGATAAATTTGTTCCTAAAATAGATGATCGTAGGTTTGATGTATATGATTATGTGAATCCTACACCAATGAAACGAACATTAGGTAATTATCGAGTATTCGAGATTATCGATATGTTAGCTAAACCATATGAAGAGCGTAGGTTAGTACCTACTCCAAAATTAGAATGCCCTTATTGGCAATCTGCTGCTCATATGATCTGGGCATGGGATGCATTGAAGGAGAATAGAACTTTATCCGCATTAGAATCATTACTTATGGTGGAAGCCAAAGATTGGAGGATTGCTTCTTTAGAGTATCTAATTCGATGGGTAAAGAATCACGAGAAGTCACAAGTCGTAATTGACGAAGTGCATTCTCGAATCAAACTAGAGCTCAAGAAATACGGTACAGAACCGGAGAAATGGGTCTTCCATGGAGCCAGTAATTCATGATTATACAGCACCAATTCAACCGTTTAGCTACAATGCTGCGTATTTTCCAGTAAGGAATAATCCACGTAGACGGTTTTTATGTGCTGAAGCGAAGGAATTAAAAGAGAAATTAAAAGAAATCTTTACTCAAACTGATATAAATAGAGGAAAACCTAATTATATCTATTACAAGACTGAAATAACAATTAGAATTCCTATATTACCGCGAGGTGGGTTCTATTATCAGTCTGGTCCTGGTAAACGGTTACGTGGAAAAGATCTTACCAATTATACTAAATTTATTGAGGATGCCTTATTTGAATATCTTGGAGTAGATGATGGAAATAATATTGATATTACTCTACTAAAACGTATTAGTTCAGATACTAATTGGCATATCGATATCAAAGTAATGGAAGGTTATTTACCAGAATAACCAGTGGTTTTGCACCTTCTACACGTTCTTATTTGTGGCCTAAACTTTTAATTAGGGAGAAACATGAACGCGAATGTGCTCAGTCAGCTTATTGTTAAAGTTCCATTTATCTCAACATCTGAGGCAGGAGAAATTGAGAACCTCATTCTTGAGGTAGAAGATTTGCCTACTAAAGATAATGATCAAGCAATGGCTCGATGGAGTTTTGTAATTTCTCAGTTAGCTTGGTATACTTCTCAAGCTGGTATGGCTTTGGAACGAAAGAACAATGCTAAGGAAGAATTAGCTAATAAGCTTCGTAGTGAAGCCTATAACGTACCAGCAGGTCAGAAGGCTCCTCCAGGATGGGCTGCGGAATCTACTGTGGTTTCTAATCCACAGCATGCGTTGATTGTAGAAGAGATAACTACCCTTAAGTATTGGCATGATTATCTATGCCGTATTTATAGCATTGCCTTCGCTCAAAAATCATTGCTAGAACAGTTAGCAAACAATAAACGAGCAGGAATGCGATTGGATCAAACACAGGAGTAACATATGCCAAAATTAAATTTAGGAATGGTAGAACAGCAGGCTCAGGAATTACGTGAACGTGAAGAGAAGCGGGATAATCGTGCAACAGGTGGAGGTACTAGTGGAGGACAAAAGGATTTCAAATTCTTTGATTTCCGTCCTGGTGCCAACTATATTCGATTGCTAGAGCCTACATTTGAAGATGGTCGACTAGCAATGATGATTGCTCGTCATGAAATCGACAACAAGAAGTATCTCTGTATTCAGAAGACTTGGCCTCAGGCACGTATAGAATGTCCGTTCTGTAAAGTTCGATATGACCTATACCCTCAAGTAGGAGATTTGACCAAGCGATTGTATACTAAACAAGCGGCATGGACTAGTTGTATCCGTCGTGATGATATGGCGACTGGGGTACAATTGATTCGTATTGTAAGTACAGTATATAACTTCTTGGTTCAACAGGCTACGATGAGAGATCCTATGACCAAGCAGTTTGTGTATGGAGATATTACAGATACTGATACTGGTAGGGATCTGGTTATCACGTATGCAAATAATACATACACTACAGCTATTATGCCGAATGTCAGTCCTCTGAATCAAGATCGAGCAGTAGCTGAACAATGGTTGAAGGAACGTTATCAACCAGACCGTATTTGGAAGATGCCAGATGAAAAGTTGATTGAGGAGTATAAGAAAGTTGCTGAACAGCAACGTAGTTACATTTTGCAACAGTTCCATGGTGAAACTAGTAGGGCAGTACAGGCTGCTCCACCTCCACCTATGACTAATAGTCCTGCAACTAGTAGTGCTAACAGGCCTAGGTGTTATGCATTGGATTGGAGAGAACCTAAATCTCTACAGCAACCTACTAAATGTGTAACTTGTCCAGTAGATATTCCTTGCAGTGAGGAAGTGAAGCAGAAGATTGCTGCAGGAATCCCCTTACCTACTGAACAAACACCAATGAGGTAGTATGTCTAAAGTTGATATCAATATAGCTGAGATTATAAAAGATCTAAACAATAAACATAAACGAAAGATTGTATATCTCGGCTCTGAAGATATCATGTCAGATGTCAAGCGGTGGGTACATACCGGATCCACTATGCTTGACATCGTAATGGGTGGAGGAGTTCCTATTGGTAGAATTGTAGAAATCTTTGGAGATTTCTCTGCTGGTAAATCAACCTTAGCTACTCATTTCATGATTGAATTTCAGAAGCTAGGAGGAATCGTAGCTCTAATTGACACTGAGACTGGTTTCGATAAGAAACGTGCTCAGAATATGGGATTAGAACTAAATGAGCGGTTCTTAGTATTTGAAGCTATGACTGTGGAAGAAGGGTTCAAGATCATTCTTGATTTCCTAAATCAACTTCCAGAGGATAATGAAGTTCCTGTATTAATCGTTTGGGATACGGTATCGAATTCTACTACTGAAGCCTCTAAGGATGGAGATAGGTTTGGTGGTGGATTAGGTGCAGTGCCTAGGTTATTACGTGAAGGATTACGTGTAATTAATAAACAAATTCCTTTGAAGAATGCCTCACTTGTATTTGTCAATCAAGTACAAGCATCTATCGGAGCATATGTTCCAACAGTTGATACTAACGTTGGAGGAGGAATTAAGTTTAATGCATCGATTAGATTACATGTAAAGAATAAAGGTATCTTCAAAGAGAATGATAACCCTATGGGGATTACTTGTGGTATTAAGGTAGTGAAGAATAAACTAGCTAAACCACAAGGATACTGTGAACAAATGTTACGATATGAGACAGGCTTTCATGATAACATGAGTCTGTTTTACTTCCTATCTAAAAAGGAAGTAGGGGTAATTGAAGGTGGTGGAGCTGGATATTGGAGATGTCCAAAATTCAAACCAGATCTACCGTCGATTAGATCTCCCAATATAGTTACATTTGATAAATGGTTGGTGGATAACCAAGGATTGTTAGAGTTCCTGCAAGAGCAATTGAAAGAACATAAAGATATGTTGTGGAAATTAAGCTAATGATAACATTAATTGATAGCAATTATTTATAAGGGGAGTCTATGGGATGGCCTTTAGGTAAAAAGCATTCCGATGAAACTAAGAAATTAATGTCTGAAAAATCCTTAGGAAGAAAAAGAATCCTTACTGAGGAACATAAATTGGCTATTTCAAAAGCTAGAACTGGGTTTATTGTTAGTACTGAAACTAAACAAAAGATTTCTAAAAGTTTAATTAGTAATACTAATTCTAAGGGTAAAGTTAGAAGTGAGGAATTTAAACAAAAACAAAGAAATTCTCATTTAGGAAAATCAAGATCAGAAGAATTTAAAAGAAAAATGTCTATAATAATGAAAGGTCATAAAGTTTCAGATAAAACTCTTTTAGCTATGAAAGCTAAAAAATCTCCTGAACATTGCAAGAAAATTTCTGAATCTTGTATTTCACGCAATGAATCTAATCCAAAATTTAATACTTACCCAGAAAAATGTATTAAAATTCTTTTAGATCAATTAAAAATTGAATATTACTTCCAAAAAGGGTTATGCGGGTTTTTAGTAGACTTTTATATTCCTTCATTAAAACTTATAATTGAAGTAGATGGTATTTATTGGCATGGACACCCTGATTCATTTAACCCTAACGATAAAAGAGTTATTAAAAATATGGAAAGGGATAAACGAGAAAATAAAATTCTTAAAGAAAGAGGGTATAAACTAATAAGAATTTGGGAACATGAAATTCCAAATACTCCTGAGGAGCTCGCCAAATTATGGTAATTTTGATAGACTCAAATTACCTATTACATAGAATAATGCATTCTGATGTAGCAAAAGCTGACCTTAGAACATCTACAGGTATCCCTACTTCAGGAGTCTTCGGATTCCTGAAGTCCCTTCGGGGTACAGTGTATCAGCATAAACCAGAAGCTATTATCTCCATATGGGATGGAGGATATTCTGCACGTAGGAAAGCTGCATTCAAAGGATATAAGGAAGGTCGAGAAATTGCTCCTACTGATTTAGCTGGTATTGAATATAAGAGAAGTTTTAATATTCAACGTGATTATATTCAAAAGATATTGCCGGCCTTAGGAATCAATATTTTCTTTATTCCTGGTAAAGAAGCAGATGATATTTTGTATCAAGCGTCTAGGAATAAGAAGTATGATTGGATGGTAATGACAGATGATCGTGATATGTTTCAATGTATCAATGAACAAGTCTGTGTGTTCCGTCCATTAGCAGATACTAGGAACGGTGAAGGATTAATTACTATCGACAATTTTATGCAACGGTCTGGAATTAAACATCCAGATTACTGGGTTTTCTATAAAGCCATTATTGGAGACGGAAGCGATGATACTCCAGGATGTGCGAAAGGAGTAGGACCAGCAGCTGCATGTAAGATTGTAAATAGTATGAATGAACCAACCATGGCTGAATTTACTCAAGTATTGAATACTTTTACTGATCGTAAGAGTAATTTGATTAAAGATAATATGGCTATTGTTGAACGTAATAAGGAAGTCCTTGATTTAACTAAGGAGGAATTTACATCTCAAAATTTATCTGACATAGAACAATTGTATGACACTCGTCCAAGTTATAGTGAGATGAATGCTGCTGATCTATTAAATCAGTTAGAATTTAAATCTATCTTGGATAATTTTGCCGAATGGAGTGTACCCTTCCGTATGGCTTCTAAATAAGGAGAGTTATGACATTCAAAACAATTGAAGCAGTAGCTTTTGTATTATTTGTCATAGTTATGATATGGCAAGTAATTCACCCGTTGCTAAATGGGGAGAAGGTGTTTCCTATTTTCAGGAAACCAAATAACAATAACATTAATACTAAGGAGTCAAAGGTAAATGCCAAATCCAAGTGAAGTGAATGGGAAGAAACTATTAGGAGCTATTCTTGCTATTGGGTTGCTAATTATTTTAGGAATGGTAAGTTTTAAGATATTTGAGAATGTTAGTGCAGATGAGATTCTAGTAGTTCAAGCTCCGTTCTCAGGAGAACTTACTTGGCATGTAAGTCCAGGTACTAAATGGCAAGGTGGTGGAGATCTCAAATGGTACAAGAAGTTATCTAGTGTTGAATTCAAAAAGAAATTGATGTTCAACGATAACGGTACTGCTGTAATCTCAGGTAAATTTCAGGTAGAAATGCCGTTGGATCCTGATAATTTGACTCAGCTTCATACATTATATGGATCAATGGAAGCGATTCAACAGAATCTTATTCAGGCTACATTGGATAAGGTAATTATTGCTACTGGTCCTACAATGAGTTCTAAAGAATCATCTGCTGAGAGCAGAAATGATTTGATTCGATATATCACTGATCAACTTGAACATGGGGTGTATCGAATGCGTACTACGACTAAGAGAATTGAGGACCCATTGAATCCAAAAGATTCTCGTGAGGTACGTGTAGCAGAAATTATGACAGGGGACGATGGACAACCTCTACGTCAGGAAATTTCTCCTTTAGCTCAATTTGGAATTAAGGTAGTGAACTTTGCTCCATCTGATATTGATTATGATGAAGCAGTAGAACGTCAGATTGCTAAACAGCAAGAAATTACCATGAAAGTTCAGACCTCTCGTGCTGAAGCATTGGAAGCTGAACAACGTAAATTGACTGCTGAGGCTGAAGGTAAGGCTCGTGTTACTACTGCTCAATATGAACGAGAAGTAACTAAGGTAGCTGCAGAAACTGATGCAAAGAGAGATTATGAAGTAGCTTTGACTAAAGCTAAGCAGGATAAGGATGTAGCTGAACAGAAGAAAGTGGCAGCAGCATTCTATAAGCAAGAGCAAATCCTGATCGGAGAAGGAGATGCGGCTAGGAAGAAAGCAGTAATGGAAGCTGACGGAGCATTAGAGCAACGTCTAAAAGCTATTGTAGAAATTAATGGTAGATATGCTGCAGCTATTCAAAATCATCCTGGTCCATGGGTTCCTAATGTTATTATGGGTGGGAATGCAGGAGGTTCGAGTCCTACCGGTAGTATGAAGGAAATTATTGATATGTTTGCAGTAAAGGCTGCAAAAGAAGTGTCTGAAAGTATGCCAAGTAGGAAATAACCAGTGGTATTATCCTCCGTGAACGTTCATTCTTGTGAGTTAGTAACGGAGGACAAATTATTGATAAAGATCTTATGTTTAGTGACATTCTCAAAGAATATAAGGAATAATATGTTATCTGTATTGAATAAAGGCAGAGTACCAGTTAAGTTATGGACGAATATACATGAAGTTGAGTCTCAAGCATTGACTCAGCTAACTAATTTATCTACTCTCCCTTTTGTATTTAAACATATTCCTGTTATGCCTGATGTGCATGTAGGTAAAGGTGCAACCGTAGGTACTGTTCTACCTACAGTAAATGCAATTCTTCCTGCAGCTGTGGGAGTAGATATTGGATGTGGTATGCATGCAATGAAGCTACCATATACGTTATCAGATCTTCCAGATAATCTGGATGCTTTATATTCTGATATTGAATGGGGAGTACCTACAGGACATAATCAACATAAAGTATCTAGCAATAATGCGGATAAATGGGAAGGTTGGAATTATGATGTAGTAAAAACTTTCCCAGAGAATATTTTCAAACTACTACCTAAAGCGTTATTGCAATTAGGAACATTAGGTGGGGGTAATCATTTTATTGAAGTATGTGGTGATGAAGATCAGAACGTATGGGTAATGCTTCATTCTGGATCACGACATATAGGTAAATGCTTAGCTGAATATTATATTAATGAAGCTAAAGGATTGATGAAGAAAATGATGATATCTCTTCCTGATCCTGATCTAGCATATTTAGTAAAGGGTACTCCTGAATTCGATGCATATTGGCGAGCATTACAATGGGCTCAAGCGTATGCATTGAAGAATCGTACATTGATGATGGACAATGTAATGAAATGTATGTCTAAAGTTCTTGCAGGTGATCACCGAGTAAAGATTAATCCGTTGATTTCAGTAAACTGTCATCATAATTATGCTGAACTAGAACATCATTACGGAGAGAATGTGTATGTTACTCGTAAGGGTGCAGTTAGAGCCAGAAAAGATGATTTTGGTATTATTCCAGGGTCCATGGGTACTAAATCATATATTGTCCGTGGTAAAGGGAATGCAGAATCCTTCTGTTCCTGCTCTCACGGTGCCGGAAGACGGTACAGTAGAACAGCAGCTAAAGGAAAATTTACAATCGAGGACTTGGCAGAACAAACCAAAGGAATCAAGTGTAAGAAGGACGCGTCTGTCTTGGACGAGATACCCACAGCATACAAAGACATCGATCAAGTTATGGAGAATCAAAAGGACTTAGTAGAAGTAATTGCTGTACTTAAACAAGTACTGTGTGTAAAGGGGTAATATAACAAGGGGTTTTCACCCTTGTAAACGTTCATTCTTACGGGAGGGGTTTATGAAAGAATATACTGTTAATGCTCAGATGTATATTTCAGTTTATACTGTTGTTCAAGCTGAGAATGAACAAGAAGCGAAGAAATTAGCACAAGATAGGTGTAATGGATCTCCTTATCATCAAGCATTCGGTGATGAGACTGAAGTCTGGGTAACTGATGGTCTGGACGGGACACCTGTTAATATAACAGTAGAGGAAATTAATGGCTACATTCCTCACTGAGTATCTTGCAGGTAATGCAACTCTCGAAGATATTGATGATTATATAGAAATATGGCATACTGACCCAGTAGGAGATGGTATTGAATTGTATAATTTTCTAGGTTTGACTTGGAATGAATATGCAGCATGGGTAATGAATTCTAATGTTCTAAAAGATATTTGTGAGAGTCATAGGAAATAATGGGGCTTAGCTCAACTGGTAGAGCACTTGGCTGAAGACCAGGAGGAAGAGGTTCAATTCACTCCTTCCCGACCAATTAAAGGATAAGCATGAATCATTATAAAGAAGCAGCGTTAAAATCCTTAGAAGCTAGAGGTTTACCATACTATCAAGGTCTTAAAGAGCAATACCCGCAACATTGGTCTAGTTTTGAGAATATGCATCATAGAATTGATGCTTGTGGTTTTGCTACTGATTTTCCAAGAACTTATCAAGGATTTAAAGACTTTATTGAATATCTTGGTCCGGTTCCGGTAGGAATGATAAAACCTTCTACTGGTCGAAAGGATCATTCCAAAGGATATGTTCGAGGAAATTTTGCATGGCAATCTCATTTCGACAATACTTCGGAGGCTTATCACAGAAGAAGTGCAGAAATAAGTATATATTTAAATTCAGGTAAAACTAAGCAATTACGTAGAAGTTTATTGAAGTTTATAGAAAACTTATTACCAGGTCAATATTTGATAGATAAAGCTTTCTTAGCTTTGACTGGGTATAGTAGAAGAAACAATTTATATTGTGCCTTAAATGATTTGGGAAATCTTAAAGTGGATGGTAGAAAGTTCTATTTAGTGAAATAACCAAACTATAGCGGGAGTGGTATAAGGGTTGTGCCCCTGACTTCCAATCAGGAGTATGCGTGTTCGAATCACGTCTCCCGCTCCAATTATGCCTCTATAGTATAATGGGAGTACATCGGATTGTCAATCCGATAGCCGGAGATCGAAACTCCGTAGAGGCGCCATTTATAGGGAATTAAATGACAGATCATGATATGATAATGCATGCATATGACCAACCTTATCAATTTCCTACGTTTATGAATGCAGAATTAAAGACTCTATTAATTTGGGTATATATTTCTTGTATGACTCTTCTATTAACTGCATGGGGGTATTGTGAGTGCTAAAAAGTTATATATAGAAATGCCTGATGGGTCAGTATGGGCTGGTGATCAGATAGCAATGAATATGTATTTGAAAGAAGCACTTCCCTTATATAAGGCTGCAGTTGATTCAGGGGAGATGGATCTACTTAAAGCAGTAAAAGAAAAACGAATTCTATGGTTCTATCTTCTAAGTGCAGGATTAGAACAAGTAGTAATTCCAAATCCAGATTATGTTAGTTTATATGCAATAGTACCCCCAGATAGAATTACTATACAAGAATGAGGTTGTATGGAGAGAACAGTTAAAATCTTTAATCCAGATGATGAGGAAGAATTATTAGGTACAGTTGATGTAGATTTTGTACTTTCTACTTCAGGAATAATGGATCTAAATAATGAATGTAAAGTATCTGGAAGTGAAATTGACATTCTAGATATGAGTCCGCAATCAGAACGTCTCCGTGCTATGCCTCGCCATGAACTTCAAATCTTAGTTGAAGAAGCTCTTTCAGAATCTTTTCGTGAAGACAATTAAATAACCAGGGGTTTTCGTCCTTATAAACGTTCTTTTTTGTTGGGCGTATAAAAATAAGGAGAAAACCGATGACTTCCTTCTCAAAAGTGCTTGATGCCCTGGATGAATGTGAGCAGACCTCGTCTCGTAATGAGAAGATTGCGAGATTGCAATACGCTATTCACAACGATCGAGTTGCTGAAGAGATGTTTCGAGTGCTATTTAAGTTCTCGATGGATCCATTCATTCTTTATCGTACTTCATTCAAAGAAAAAGACTACCCTAATTTTGCAGAAGTATATGTAAATGAAGAGAATTCAGTTTTTCTGGCATTTGAAGATCTAGCCAAGAAGCTTGCCGAGTATGGTCCGGTCCTCCATAAGAAGGATATGGATACCTTCCTGAGTTCTTGTTCAGTACGTGCCCGTAAATGGTTTATTCGTGTCTTGATGAAGGATCTCAAGAACGGAGTTCAATGGGGTACGGTAAAGAAACTCTATCCTGATCTCATCAAGGAATTCAATGTCCAATTAGCCAATGCCTTGGATTGGAAGAAAGTCCTAGAAGGACATGAAGTTCCTGATGTTTCTAATTGCTGGATTGAAAAGAAGTATGACGGTATCCGCGGTATGGCATTTGTTGAGAACGGAAAAGTGAAGTTCTTGACCAGGAATGATAAGCCTGTTTGGAATACCGAATTGATTGAAGCAGAGATTCTCCGTCAGGTTGGGCATATGAATGTAGTAATTGATGGAGAATTGTATGCTGGTTCCTGGGCAGATTCATTGTCTATTACCAAGACTCAAAGTCTTCACCCTAAACGTGAGAAGTTGCAGTTTGTTGTGTTTGATATGATGCCTCTGGAAGCATTTAATAGTAATAAATGTTCTGCTAATCAACAGGTTCGACGTGATGGAATGGAATTGTATCTGTTTGACAATTCTAAGGAATTGAAATACTTAGCCCCTTCTCCAGTTTACCATGTTCAAGATATGTCAGATGTAATTAGGTTGTCTCAGCAATTCTTGAATGAAGGATATGAAGGAGCTATCGTCAAGAATAAATATGGTTTGTATACTTTTGATCGATCTGATTCATGGATCAAAATCAAGCCTTCTCGATTAGGAGCAGATATTGATGTTCCTATTATTGGAATTGTTGAAGGAAAAGGTAGATTAGCAGGAAGTGTTGGTAAGATCGACGTATTGTATAATGGAATTAAATCCGGAGTTGGTACAGGGATGACTGATAAAGTTCGTAAGCAGATGTGGGATCTTCACCAGAAGAATGAACTTGTAGGAATGCTGGCATCTGTGGCAGTTCAAGAACTAACTCCGGATGGAGCATTACGATTCGGAGTATTCATGAGATTGCGAGAAGACCGTGAACGGGTGGAGGTCTAAAATGAAAGTAGATGTACAAGCATTAAATGAAGTTCTTTTAAAACGAGCAGAAATTGCTGAAAGAGCTGTTTTCTACTATAAAAGAAAGTTAGTAGAAATTAACCAAGAAACCTCTAAGTTATTTGAAAGTTAGTATGATTGAATTAGTTGTTAGTACAATGACAGTTCAATATGAAACTCGTAGTGTAGAACAGACTGGATATCATTCATACTGGAGTAATAATTTAAAACCCGGATTTAAATTAGATTTCGATGATGAACAATCGTGTAATGAAGCAGCTAAAGCTATGAATAAAGAATTTATAGAAGCTGCAAGAAATAATGGATTTAAAAATAAATTTGAATTTGCATTCTGTCGTCCACAAATGGAGAGGAAAGCAATAACGAAATAAACCGTTTATTTAGGGTTAAATTCAGAAGCCCGAACCCCCTTTCGGGTTTGTGGAATTAACCCTTTATAAACAAAACGGTAGCTCCAAAAATGGTTATAACCCTAACTTTGAATGAATAAACTAGGAGGCGAACTAAGTGGGTAATCTTAAATTACTTGTGGATGCAGGATTAGAATCAGATCTAAATGAAGCATTTGTGACTTACATCAGATCTAACAATGAGGAGGTAAAGGAAAAGATTTCAAAGACTATTGATGAATATGGGTTACGTGGACCAATGGTAATCAACTGTATTGATAATCTTCATCGTGAACTAGAATTACGTCCAGGATTGTATGGGTTTCTTGGACAGTTAAATAATAAGTATCGAACAGTAACAGGAACAGAATTACCGTCTAATCCAAAGAAGATGACTCGTCCAAAAGTATTATCGGATAAGTCATAATATAGGGAGTATATGGAACTATCCTCAAAGGAATTAAAAGAGGAGATTCGTAGACAGGTAAATATTGATACTTCAACATTAGATAATTTATTTGAAGTGATGTCTACGATAGTGATTAAGGAGATATCAAAAGGGAATGTAGTAAAGATTCCTAAATTATGTAAGGTTTCAATGTCTAAGAAACCTAGACCATATTTTGATATCAATACTAAGAAAATGACTGAAGGTATCAGTACCCGTATAGAATTTAGATACCTTCCTTCTCTACGAAGTAACGTAGAGGAAAAGTCATCACTAACTCCTACTAATTAAATAAGAAATTATGAATTGCTCAAAATGCCAAGGATTCATTGTGCACGAATTATACCATGACGACTCGAATCCAGTCGATTCTATTGTAAATGGTTATAGATGTATAAATTGTGGGAAAATTGGGTTTTACAATATAGCGAAGCAAGTAGGTCATACTTATGAGAACGTTGGTAGCAAGTGATTTGCATATTTTCCCATTTAGTCAATTTGCTGAGTATGATTCACAAGGAGTTCCTGATAGGTTAACATCATATTTAGAGTTATCCAAACGTATGTGTATATACGGAAAGGATAACGACATAAAAGTATGTATCCTCCCAGGAGATATATGTAATGCTGCAGTAAATAAGCCAATGACTTTGGCTATTGCTGCGAAGTTCTTGAAGATGTTATCTAGTCAATTTGAAGTATATATTATTCCTGGTCAACATGATTTAGATTCTAAGTCCGAGAATATAGCTGCAGTTCACTCGATTATTAAAGTATTTGATAATGATTTTAAAATCAAGTATGTTAATGATGAAGCTATTTATCAAATAGAAGATAAGAAAGTATATTTTCGAGCATGGCGTCAAGAAGGTATTATCCCTACTAAAGATGCTGATGTATTTGTTGGACATGGAATTGTTAAGGGTGCAAGCATTCCCGATGGATTCATCTTTAATGATGGAGCCTCGGTAGATGACCTATACACTAAATATCAGCTCTCAATTATTGGGGATATCCATAACGGTCAAGTTTTTACTCACCCGAAAACTGATCGTAAGGTTCTTATCCCAGGCACTCCGTTTCAAAATACGCATAAAGATGCAGAAGTATGTGGTATATGGGACGTATCAGTTACTGATTCAGTTGTACTGAAGTTTGAGCGTATTATTGGGCCTCCATTTCATTACTTCTATACTGATAATGGAATTCCTAATCAAGGGTTACAATATTATAACGACGACGAACGAAAGAAGTATGTTCATGTACGTAAAGTGGAGCCCAAGAAAAAGCCCTCGAGCAACTCGAATGTTTCTCATACAGTACCGGCCAGTTCGAATCAAATCGAACAAATTATGCTCACAGAAGTTAGTGGACTTAAACCTGCTAATCTTAAGTTCTGTGAACAAATTATCAATCGCCTAATCGGTGATATCCATGTTCCAAATTCTAAGAATATCCCAAACATTAAACTTCAAAAATTAGAAGTGCATAATTTTGGAAATATTGAACATTACGAAATTGATTTAGAACATACTCCCTCTCCGTTATTAATTTATGGAGCGAATGGCTCAGGTAAATCTACCTTATTAGATAGTATTTATTGGGCACTAGAAGGAAAAACTACCAAGAAATTATCAGTAGCTAAAGTAGTCAAACGTAAGAGTAAAGACGGATGTTATGTAAAACTTACTTTCTTACGTAATGATGAGGTATGTACTATACTTCGTTCTAGAAATCATAAAGAACATGGTACTAATCTTATTATTAATGGTGATTTAGAGAAATCATCTAAAGCTGATACTCAAAAATTGATTAAGGAACAATTAGGATTAGATTCTAATATTATCCTAAATTCTGTATACTTATCGTCTAGATCAATCGTAGTATTTGGTGAATTAACTCCAGCAAATAAGTATGATTTGATTGGGTTATTAACTGATAACGAAATTGTTGATGCTTACCGAGACCAAGCTAAGCGATATAAAGATATTTGTGAAGCGAATATCAATAGGTATGATACTGAATTGTTAGGGCTAACTCAATCTATTGATACTATAGAAAAAACTGTTGCTTCCCTACGTACTCAAGAACAATTAAGTAAGCAAACGATAGATCATACTAATTTGTTCTTGAAACTAGTGAAAATTTCTGAGAAGTATCTTGCTGGAGGTCTAACCTTAGACGAGAAACTTCCATTAGCTGATAATATCAAAGCAGCAAGAGACTTTATTGAATTCCTAAAGGGAATGGTTGACTATACTGATATTAAAGCAAAGCATGATGGGTTAAATATTCAACTGGGAGCATTATCTCCAAAGATTACCATAGCTGAGAATACTGTTACTACATGTGATAAATCAATAAAAGATTATAATGCACAGTACAGTCAAATATCTACTACCTCAGTATGTTATACTTGTAATTCAACATTAGAGGACAAGAAAGCTCAAGAGCTAAAGAAATTATTAGATGAAAAGATTGTAGCTGCAGTAAATGAAAAAGGGAAGTATGAATATCAAATTCAAATTGACAAGAAACGTCTTGAAGAAATAGAGACCGAACTGAATAGATATGTATCTCAAATTGCTAGATACAATATGTATGTTAGTTCATTAAACGAACTAACTAAACTAGAACTAGAGATTACCACAGTAAAAACTGTAGATAACAGTAACGCAATTACTGAACTAGAACTAAATAAATCTGGGTTAGAATCAGATAAGAAACAGAAAGGAGTACAATTATCAGGAGAATACGATAATCTTGCATGCTACAAGCTAGTACATGACCAATTACTCTCTCGTAACGGATCCTTGATTAAGCGATTGGTTCGAGGAGTATGTGACAGTATTTCTCAAGAGATAGATAACCTTTTAAGAGACAGTCCTAGGATAAAGTGTGTAGTTACTATGCAAGATGGTTCTCCGAAGATTCTAGCTTGGATTGACGAAGAAGAATGTGAATATGAAGAGCTAAGTTCTGGTGAAAAACAGATTATTGATCTTGCGGTACTTATCGCATTCAATAATCTAATAGCCAAAAAATTTAATCAGGATAACGGTATACTAGGATCGGTATTCCTGGACGAAGTATTCTGTTATCTTGACCCAGAAAATGCAGAGTTAGCTAACTCCATTCTTGCTAAGTCCGTAGCTACGTTAGTAATGGTTGTAACTCACGACCATAATCTTCAGGATCATTTTAATAATAAGCTCCACGTATCCAAGAAAGGGGGATCGGCAGTATATCAATTATTGGTATAATAGTCATCTCTAGAATTAACTATGTGGATAGGAGCTTGCATACATGGAGTCAACTATTTCTTCAGGGGAGTTGATCGATAAGAGCTTTAAGAACAATATTGGTAGAGCTTTAAGTAAAGCAATTTTAGTACGTAAAAAATCAGAAGTTCCTTCTCGTCCTATAAAAGTAGTTAAAAAGAATCCTGATGACTTAGCTTGGATTACAGACATTATTAAATGGATAGATAGTAAATGTATGAATGATATTCCTTTGGTTAATATCGACCAATCAGTATTTTATTTTCATGTTGAACCTACTTTAATTACATTGAAATCTAAATGTCCATTAGAATGTCAAACTCTTAGTGGTTTAGTATGGATGGTTAAAGCTGACTTTGATAGATGGTTAGTAGAGATTAAAAATTATGGTGGAAATATTCATGTAGAATCCACATCTATCGGCACTACTCTGGATTATTATCCAGAATTAATAACTAGATATAATGTGCTTGATTTAAATCAAATATAGGTAATTTCATGTCTCGTGAAGTAACTACTGAACAATTAGCAGTAATAACTGATGTAGATATACTTACAGTACGTAAAGTACTTAAGTGTATGAGTATTATAATTGCTGCTGAGACGTTACAAGGGAATGAAGTGAACATTGAGTTTCTAGGTAAATTCGGAAAGAAAAATCGATACTGGTCATTCAATGAATCAGACTATCTGAACACTATAAGGAAGAGCAGAGTTACTGCTAAAGAGTTCGTTAACCTCTTGCTAACAGAAGATGATCAATTACAAAACAAGCATCCAGGAGTTGTATGACCTATTCCCACTAGATACTGACGATAAGTACGAAGAACTGTATCACAAACTATATAAGATTACCTACTACGTGGTCGGGAAAATGTACGACCACGTAGAATCTTATGATAGCAGAATCATCTCCCATGATGTAGCTGCTAGGATTGTGATGAGATTTAAAACAGAAAGTACTTATCATATCAATTGTTGGCCTACCGTAATTAAGCTCTATATCAAAGAACAATATAGGGAGCAATTCCCTAAAGGGTTGGTCCTCGTCGGAGCTAGTAAGCACGACGAGGACACCGAAGCTATATTTCACAATAATTCTATCCAATATGATATGGATAGTTTTATTGACATGAAGAGTAGCACATCCAACTCATTCAAAATAGTTAAACAAGTGATGGATAAACTTCCATTTAAGATGGAGAGTCAACGGGCAATAATAGAACGTGCTATTATTATGTCAGTGACTACTGGGGAATCATTTCTAAATGTGCTAGATGAAAAATCTAGACGTACTGCACAAGCATATGCAGGAATGATTCGGACAATATTACGTAACAATAAAGAAAACGGGTTAATCTCCTCTAGAAAATTATGAAGATAAATTTAGATAGTTACTCTTCGTTCTTTTATTTAGCATTTAGTATGTTGCTTAGTAAGAAACCAAATAGTGTACTTCCTGAATTAATGTATGTAATGGAACCAAAAGATTTAATGACTTTCCTGGATATGTTTGGAGGTCATGAAGTATATATTCCTTCACGTGAAGAATTATCATTCGAACTGCAAACTGCATTAGCTGCATATCTGCGCTATGTAGAGAAGAAATCTGATGCTGCAATTCAAGAAATACTAGAGGTAGATGGTAATAAATTTCGAGCTATGAATAGTAGAATCTCTTCTTACTTAAAATTCATTAAACAAGAAGGAGTTCTACCAGCTGAATTATTACGAGGAGCAGTAGATGTCTGAAGTTGAAGATATTAAGAATGTAGTTGAAGTATTACAATCTAATAATGAACCGGTAAGTTTAGAAGAACTAAAGTCATCTACTTTAGGAACACTGACTGAAAGTTTCATTACTAAGAGAATGTTAGGAGCGAATGCGGTAGAAAGTGTTCGTCTCAAGACATTAAAACTCTTAGTTGATAAATTAGACCAAAATACTCCATTACCAGATCTAGCTCGTATTCTCCAGATTATTGATGAATGTGCTGGAAACGATATGGACCGAGTAATTAAAATGGCCGAGAATGATAAAATTTCTAAACTCATTCAAGCTACTCAAATGACTAAAATTGTAGCTCCATCAGGAGAAACTGAAGTTCCAAATGTTGGTCAAAATAATCCTATGAAAGTAATATCGAATCTTCTGAATGGACTAAAGACGATCGATGGGATAGTTAATAAAGATGGAAATGAATCTTGAACAGGTAATGAATTCAAAAGAGTTTAAATCTTTATATAAAAATATTTCTGAGAATAATTCACCGTTAGCAGTACTTCCAGAAGAACAACGAAAGATTATTACATATTTATATTTATCAAAGAATGAAACGTTAATCAATGGGTTAACGGATGCATTATATAGAACCAAGGTTCCTTCTATTGAAGATTTTATGAATATTCATATGGGGGAATTTGGTAGTAATATTTTCCCAAAATGGAGAGAATGTTTAACTGAGGTATTTGCTCCAAATTCTCAAGTATTTGAATTGATTTTTGGTGGATGTGTTACTGGAGATACTAAGGTAAAGCTGTTGAACGGAACTGATGTTCCTATTAAAGAGCTTGCTGAGAAACGTACATCCGAATCATTCTATGTGTATTCGTTTAATAACGAAACCAAGGAAGTAGTTCCTGGATTAGCATATGCTCCAAGGTTGACTCAGAAGAATGCAAAAATCGTACGAGTGACCTTAGATGACGGATCATCTATTCGTTGCACTGATGATCATAGATTTATGCTTCGAGATGGACATTATCGACCAGCTGGAAAGTTAGTTCCAGGTGATAGTTTAATGCCATGTTATACTAAATTATCCGACAAGAAAGATAAGATTGTAGGTTATCGTAAAGTATATCAACCTGCTACTGATAAATATGAAATGGTTCATAAAATGGTAGCTCGTTGGAAATATGGTACTATGTCTAATGGATATAATACTGTACATCATAAAGACTTTACTACATTAAACAATGATCCGTCGAATCTACTAATAACTACATTCTGGAAGCACAGAGAATATCATTGGAAGAGTGCTACTGAAAATAATAATTTCTATAAGCTCTGGAAAGATCCCGAACGAAGGAAGAAGCAATCGGAACTTATTCGTCAAGTTGCAGTTAAGAATAATCAGAATCCAGAGATTCGTAAGAAGCAAGTTGAAGGATGGAAGAAATCTGATGGACGAAGAAAGTTCATAGAACAGACAATAGAGTTTAACACAACATCACATCCTTGTTTGAGGAATGATGTAACTCTTGAGAAAGTACTAGAACTTGCCCCTAATTGCAAAAGTGTTACTGAACTTGGAAGCAAATTCAATTGTTCAAACCAACGAATTTACAATGTATTCAATAAGGCTGGAATAGATTATAATGAATATATTGGTAAGATCGTAGGCCGTAGTCCTTATGCTAGGTTAGGACCAAGGAACCACAAAGTAGTTTCTGTTGAGGAATGCGGATACGAAGATGTATATGATCTTTCAGTGGAGAAATATCATAACTTCGCAGTATCTGATGGTTCTGATGGAGGTATCTTTATACATAATTCAATCGGAGCAGGTAAATCAGCTATTGGATTAACTGCACAAATTTATAATTTAGTTCGAGTATTGTACCTACGTAATCCTCAACAAACGTTGGGGGTACCTTCAATTACTCTACTTTATCTGATGATGATTTCAATCACTTTAGATAAAGGTAAGTTTGCCTTGATGGGTCAGTTAGTATCTCTAATTGAAGGATGTGATATCTTTGTATCCGTAGATGATGATAGTGAATTTGAAGATGTAATGACAGTAGGAAAGATTCCGTACTGGAATCAAGGTAGTGCTCTATTATTCCCACATAAGTTACGAGTAATCTATGGATCAAATACCAGACACGCTCTTTCCTATGCTCTGGTTGGAGCCTTATTGGACGAAGCTGAATTTAGAATCGGAGGAACTGCCGAGGCTATTGAAGTATATACAAACCTCAAAGAGCGTGTTCGATCACGATTCCTCGATTCTTATAAATATGTGTTACTTACCCTGATTTCATCAGCTAAGTATACTACCGGAGTAATTGCTGATACAGTAAAGAATCTCAAGAAGGATGATCCTCATACCAGATATTTTGCTTTCCCTATTTGGGAAATCAAATCATTCAATTCATATAAAGCTGGATACTTCTATGTAATTCGAGGTACGAGATCTAATCCATCTAAGATCCTAAATGATGTAGAACGTGATGCATATGAAAAGGGAGTATTTGAGTGTCCTCCAAATTGTGAAGTAATTAAAGTTCCTCAAGTATATTATAATGATTTCAATCGACGATTAGAGGAAGCATTACAGAACTTAGCTGGATTACAAACGTTCGGTGTAGAATTCCTGTTCGACGATTTACGTAAGATCGAGCATGATGATTTATTAGGAGAAATTACACTGAGTTTACGGTTAGGTGAGAAGCAAGATGTAATTAGTATGTTACCTTCATCTATATTTATTAAGATAGGTAATAACATAAGATTAGCTAGATACCCACAAGCAATTAGGTATTGTTTTACAGGAGATACTCAGGTTAGTTTGCTATCAGGAGAATCGAAATCCTTAGAGCAGCTAACTAAGGATCATGCAGAAGGTAGACAGAATTGGGTATACTCATGGTCTAACGAACATGGATGGAAGCCTGGTAAGATTACTTCAGCACATCTGTCTAAGAATACTACTGAATTAGTAAAAGTGACTCTAGACAATGGTAGAGTAATTACATGTACACGTGAACATAAGTTCATGAAACGTGACGGTACTTATGTAGAGGCTCAGTATCTTACAAAAGATACTTCTCTGATGCCGTTGTATAAAGAGGATAAAGGAGGATACGAACAGCTAATAGATAACAGAGATCAGTCGTTAGTATATACACACAGAATTTCTGATCATCTATTAGAACGACATGAGTCTTGTGATAAAGAATTATTTAATGTTCGTCACCACAAGAATTTTAATAAGAGAGATAATTCTCCAACAAACTTGCTCCTAATTGGTAACGATAGCCATATTAAACTGCATGCAGCACATGCTGATAAGTTAGGATTGGCGAATCAATGGAGAAGCGAAGATTTCCGTGAAATGATGTCCGGGGTTAATTCACGTAACGGAAAAATCAACGGTAAGAAGTCTATGACTGATAATTGGCATGGGCCGAATAATGAAGTTTTTAGAGAAAAACTTAAACCTATTCAAAGGATATCTGGCACAAAGAATCTTGTAGAATACAATACTTCTGAAGAACATCGTGAAATTGCACGAAGGGTAATGCTTCAGAACAGACGAGCCGATCTTGGAGGAAAAGCTGCATGTGCAGTGATTAATTCTCGTAAAGTGAAGTGTCCTTGGTGTGATAAAATAAGTAGTCCTCCAGCTATTGGGAGTCACAAGAGATTCTGTGATAAGAAACCAGTTAATCACAAAGTAATCTGTGTTGAAACTATCAATGTTGATAGTACTCCTGTGTATGATTTGACAATTGAGGATATTTATGATTGTCATAACTTTGCATTAGATGCTGGAGTAGTAGTTTCAAACTGTCACCTAGACTTAGCGGAAACCTCTGAAGCTGGTATTACTATGCTTCATAAGGAATTAGGTGATAATGGAGAAACTATATATGTCACTGATTTTGTCTTACGCATCATTACTTCTACTAGAATCGATCTTGATGCCATTCTAAACTTCATTATTAATCTTCGTGAGAAGGTAGAAGTTCATTTTGGAAAAGTATCCGCTGACCAATTTCAATCAGCATATATTCTCCAGATGTTAAAAACTGCTAAGGTTACAGCTGATCCTGATGATATCAAATTAGTTTCAGTAGATCGTACAATTGATCCTTATCGTCAATTTAGTAATGCAGTATATTACAATGTATTTCATACTGGTAAATGTCCATTACTACGACAACAGATGAGTCGAGTTGTTGAAGATGAAGGTAAACCAACATCTGATGATAGAAAGGATATTTCAGATTCCACATGTGGAGCTATTCATAACGCAATTATGAATACTAAAGATGTACCTATTTATCCTAGAACCATTAAACATCCTACATCTGAAGAAATGATGAGGAGTATATTCAAAGAAGGGAAGGTTGTAAAACTATAACCAGGGGTTTATCGTCTCTATTTCGTTCCTCTTTTGTGAGGCATGAGCAATTTAGAGGAGAATGAATGGTTTTAGTTAAGCGTTCTAAATTTAGTGTAAAGCATGTAATGGAATTGTTGAATAAAGCAAGCCCAGAACCTATTCATGCATATCATGATCCTCGTAGGAAATGTGAAGTTACCAAGTTTCATGCGAAAGGTCGAGATGGTATGTTTATTTATATGCTAGAATATGAAGATGGAACTGCATCCATTAAAATGGAATAATTTATGAATGCTAGGGAGTTAGTGTATAAATTTATATCCCTACCTTGGCATATTCGTTATAACATTATAAAAGAGATGGAAGTTCTTCCTAAGAAAGATTTGGATTATTTAAGTGCTACAGATGAACAATTATTAGAAACAATGTTCTTCAGAAAAGTTAGTCAGAAAAATAAGATAAAGGAATTAGAAACTAAAGTTTCTAATATAAACTTATGAAGCTAAATAAGCATGGTCTTCCAGTATTAGATAGCCCACAGAAGAGATCACGACCTAAGGTTGAAAGAGATCTATTCTGTAGGATTAATGGGTGTAATGAACGAGCATCAGCAGATTATGATGGATTATGTTTCCAACATTTAATGAATATGGATTCTCAATCATATTCGTCGGGTCTTTGGAAATCATAAATGGAACAGAAAATTGAAGAAAGAAATTGTGCTCATTGCGCTGAGAAATTTACTCCTGTTCGTATAGGGTGTTTCTTTCCTGTAATTTCTAGTGTATGTGACGAATGTAGTAATTATTACTATTTTAGAATACAGAAAGTATTTGATTTTGCTAAATTAGTAAATGTAAAAACTAGGTATAGACCTAAAGTTAATAAAATATATAACGATAATCCACATAAGAATGTAGAAGAGGAAGAATAATACACGAGTAGCTCAATGGCAGAGCATTCAGCTTATACCCGACATCCGCAAGGACGCCTCTAGATTGGAGGATGGTTGTAGGTTCGACTCCTACCTCGTGTACCATTAGAATACACCGGTAGCTTAGTGGCTAAAGCACCACCCTGATAAGGTGGGGATCGGAGGTTCGAATCCTCCCTGGTGTACCATTTATAATAAGGAGAATATTAATGTCTGAAGTCAAGTTTGAATCATTCGCTAAGATTCCTAGGTTGCAACGGGATATCATTGTCACTGAGAAAATCGACGGTACTAATGGTCAGATCCTTATTACTGAGGATTATCAATTGTATGTAGGTAGTAGAAATCAATGGATTTCAACTCCAGATAACCGATTTGATACAGATCCATATGGATTTGCTCGATGGGTAGAAGCACATAAAGATCAATTGATTGCTGAACTTGGTATTGGTCGTCATTTCGGTGAATGGTGGGGATCAGGAATTCAACGTGGATATGGACTTGAAAAAGGACAGAAGAGATTCTCATTATTCAATACGTCTCGTTGGAACAGTGAGAATGTAAAAGTATGTTCTGTAGTTCCAGTATTATATCAAGGTAAGTTTGATCTTGGAATTATTCAAGGATGCTTGGATGAATTGAAAATTCATGGCAGTAAAGCTGCTCCTGGGTTTATGAGACCTGAGGGAATAGTAGTGTTCCATGTAGCTGCTAATAGTATGTTCAAGCAGACTATTGAAAAGGATGAAGAACCTAAAGGTAAATCTTAATAGATATGGACCTGTAACTTAATCTGGCTATAGTACCTGACTCTTAATCAGGGAGTTGAGAGTTCAATTCTCTCCAGGTCCACCATAAAAGAATTATGAATCCAAAGTATAGACAACAAGTAGAAAAGATGTATGACCCTGAGCCTAATCAATGTGAACGTAATTTCACCAAAGATTATTCATTAGGTTACAATGATGCTCTAAATAGAGTTCTTCGTGAAATGAGAGAATCAGGTAATCCTAATCTTGATAGTTGGTCTCTTTGGATAGAAGGACAAAAACTCTAATGTCATTAGAGACTGAAGGATTTAAAGAATTAATTAATAGACACTATCCAATTAGATACCGAGGAATATTCAAACTCACTGAAGAATGTGGGGAATTACTAACTGATATTGGTAAGTTAGCAGTATTTCCAGATGTACCTCATCCTGATGGTAAAGGTCTAATGAACCCTAGGATCCAGGATGAGTTAGCTGACGTACTTGCGGCAGTTCAGTATTTCATTGAAAATAATGATTTTGATAAGAACTATATTAATAATCGTAAAGAAGAAAAGTTAAAGAAATTTAAACAATGGGAACTTGACGGTATATTGTAATTATCTGGGTGTAGCAAAATGTGGCTTTGCACCCCGTTTGGGGCGGGGAATAAACGGAGATCGACGCTCCGCACTCAGACCAATTATATGGACGTGTAACTCAGTTGGCTAGAGTACCTGGCTTTTAACCAGGGAGTCGTGAGATCAACGCTCACCACGTCCACCAACAAATAATGCGCATGTGGTGTAATTGGCAAACACGCGAGTCTTAGAAACTCGTGCCGTAAGGTGTAGAGGTTCAAGTCCTCTCATGCGCACCAATTTAGGAGATTGTCCCTATAGTCTAACTGGATAAAACCCACGACTACGAATCGTGAGATCCCTGTTCAACTCAGGGTAGGGACACCATTATTATGTATAAATATTTAGTAATACCTTTATTGTTATTGTCAGGATGTTCTGATCCAGAAACACAATTTCATGTAGGAGATTGTGTATATTTTTCCTTAGGACGTGAAGAGAGGGAGAAGAATAGAGAACCATGGCAAAAGAAAGAAGAACTTACTATATATAAACTTGCAGAGGAAGGAAAGAATAATTGGAGGCATGATTACTATAGCAATATAAGTAAAGAATTTTATTCTTCAGTTCTCGATAAGGAAGTTAGTAAGGATTACTTAATAAAATATTACTCTAAAATAGAGTGTCCAAAAGAAGAACCTATCGATGTTAGCCAAGAATTGATTCTTAAAAAATCAAGACAAAGGGTAGAAGAGATTTTTAGAAACGTAGGAAAAGAACCATTAAACATTGAAGAAGATGTAGTTGAAGATTCTGAAGAAGTAGAAGAGATTGAAAATGAGGAAGAATCAGACCCACTTCCTCCATTAGAACCATTTAGGAGAAAATAAGGAGAGTTGGCTGAGCTTGGCTTAAGGCACCTCACTGCTAATGAGGAGATGTAAAAGTCGCGTAGGTTCGAATCCTACACTCTCCACCATTATGTAGCCGTGGCTGAATTTGGTTAGGCGTAGGACTGCAAATCCTAATCATGCTGGTTCGAATCCAGTCGGCTACTCCAAGGTAATATGGATAAGTTACAAAGGTTAGAATTAGAGAATCTTCAAATGTCTAAGGCATTAGTGGAATTAGCTCATTATTGTACCTGTACTAGACCTGCTGTAAAAACTCCTGATGGTGGAGTAAGAGCACCAGGACCACATACTAGTAAATGTGTTTCTAAGGTTGCAATTCAAGCATTGAAACCAGTAGATTAATGGTGGCCATGGTGTAGAGGTAACACGCTTGTCTGTGGAACAGGAGTCACGAGTTCAATTCTCGTTGGTCACCCCATAACTAAGAAAGTATTATGAAAGTAATTAACCTAATAGGTGGACCAGGATCAGGTAAATCTACCACAGCTGCCGGACTATTCAATTTGATGAAGCTAGAAGGAATCAAATGTGAACTAGTAGTTGAGTATACTAAAGAAATAGTATATGAAGGGAGGAAGACTGATGATCAATTATATATTCTAGCGCAACAGAATAGGAGATTACGTAGACTTAAAGGTAATGTAGATTATGTAATTACTGATAGCTCGTTACTTCTTTCTATTATTTATGCGGCTGAATATCCTGATTCCTTGCATCAGTTAGTATTAGATTTGTATAATGAATACGAGAATGCGTTATTTTACTTACAACGTAATAAACCATATGAAAAGTATGGTAGGACTCAAACGTTAGAAGAAGCAGTTGGAATAGATGAATTAATTAAAACTCTATTAGACATGCAACGGATTCCTTATTACTTTATTTCTGGTGATAAGAATGCCCCTCAAAATATTTTTGATAAGTTATTTAAATAATGCCCTTGTAGCTTAGTCGCTAAAGCACTCGCCTTGTAAGCGAGAGATCGCCGGTTCAAATCCAGGCCAGGGGCTCCATTATGGGTGTGTAGCATCGTGAATGAACACGAACATTTGGATGCTTTGGGAGCTTGTCCTGCCAGTGTCTATAGAGGGTCGCGAACTTCTATAGGTGCTGTGGCGTAGTAGCCAGTCAAACGGCAAAAGCAGGTGTCAGTAATCAATCTGACCTACACATCCTGCATAACGGTACGGTAGACTCGTAGGGGGCGAGGGTAACCTGTAAAGTTATTGTCCATGGGACCTCGGTGGATCATCTCCACCCCGTACCACCATTTATTATTAATAATAGGAGAGATTATGAAGGTATTCGTAGGTTTTAGCAGAGATCATTCAGGTTCAATGTCAAGTCTCCGTGCTAATGCAGCTAGAGATTATAATGAGTGTCTAGACTCTATTAAGAAATCTGCAAAGAAAGAGAAGCAGAAGTGTGTAGTTACTACAGTTAAATGTGGAGTAGGACGAGGAACTAATGAAATTGAAAGTGAATTAGTTCCTATTGATGAACTTGAACATCTTACAGAACGACAGTATACTGCTGAAGGTATGACTCCGTTATATGATAGTGTGTTAATGTTGATTGAATCTATTCGTCCTTCTATGAAGAAGAATAATAAAGCAGTAGCTTTAATTCAAATAATTACTGATGGCGGGGAGAATTCATCACGAAATACTAATGCTCTTACTCTTAGTAAGCTTATTAAGGAATTGCAAAACTCCGATAGATGGACTTTTGTATTCCGAGTTCCTAAGGGATATGGAGCCACATTATCTAAAGCTCTTAGTATTCCAATGGGTAATATTTTGGAATGGGAAGTTTCGAATGAAGGATTGGCTCAGGCTACATTTACAAATAATGTAGCTACTGCATCATTTATGAGCAATGTCTCTCGTGGAGTATTTGCTACTAAGTCCTTTTACCAAACTGATTTATCTGAAGTCTCTGCTAAGGAAGTACGGGGTAAGTTAGAGAACATTAAGGATAAGGTAAAGTTCTGGGATGTAAATGGGAAGGCTCCATTAGATATTCGTGGATTTTGTGAGTATCATCTTAAGCGTCCAATGATGAAGGGTGCAGCATTCTATCAATTGACTAAAACTGAGAAAGCAGTTCAGGACTACAAGATGATTGTTATCCAGAATAAAGTCTCAGGTGCGGTATATGCAGGAGCTCATGCTCGTCAATTGCTAGGATTACCATATCACGGTTCTGCTAAAGTAGTTCCTGGTGATCATGGTGGATTCAATGTGTTCATACAATCTACTTCAGTGAATAGGAAGTTAGTTCCTGGGACTGTGGTTTTGTATTGGGAACAGAATCAGATTGCATAACTAATTCATTTATAATGGGCTTAGGAGTATCTCTTTATTAGGGAATATTTCTAAGCCTATTATAATATCAATAAGGATTTAATAATGAAATCATTATGTATTTATCATGCTAATTGTGCTGACGGGTTCACTGCTGCATGGGTAGTTCGTAAGGCATTAGGAGAAGATAATGTAGAGTTTTATCCAGGATTCTATCAAACTTCTCCTCCAGATGTTACGGGACGTGAAGTAATTCTTGTTGACTTTTCATACAAACGTCCAGTACTAGAACAGATGAGAGATAAAGCTAAATCTATCTTAATTCTAGATCACCATAAATCAGCTTGGGATGATTTAAAAGATCTTCCAGGAGTAACTTCTGTATTTGATATGTATAGATCAGGAGCAAGAATTACTTGGGATCATTATTTTCCAGGGAAGATAGCTCCTCAAGTATTGTATCATATTGAAGACCGAGATTTATGGAAATTTGATTTACAAAAGACTCGAGAAATTCAAGCTGCTATCTTTTCATATGAATATGATTTTAATATTTGGGATAAGTTTATGAGTCTTCATAAAGACCATCTGGATAATTTGTCTAATGAAGGGGCAGCTATTGAACGGAAGCATTTTAAAGATATTAGAGAATTGCTTACTGTTGTAACACGTAGAATGAATATTGCAGGACACAATGTACCAGTGGCGAATTTACCTTATATTTATTCTAGTGATGCAGGTCATATTCTTGGAGAGAATGAACCATTTGCTGCATGTTATTGGGATACTTCTACTGGCAGAGTATTTAGTCTACGATCTTCAGAAACAGGGGTAGATGTTTCAGATATTGCTAAGCAATTCGGTGGCGGTGGACATAAACATGCCAGCGGATTTGAAATTTCTTATGAGGAAGCAAAAAAGTTTGAAATTTAACAAGGGGTTTTTGACCTTGTAAACGTTCCTTTTTGTTAGGAAAAGAACTCTAACAAAAAGGAGATTAAAATGCAAGCAACCTGTTCAACCTGTAATAAGTTCTACGCTTCAATGGTTTTTGCTACGGTATCACAATGGGCTCAGAAGCATGCAGTAGAGAATAAGCATTTGGTGAAAGTTTCTAAGGAACATACTTACAAGATTCCTGAACCGAAGAAGGCAGCACTTGCTCCGCATACTGATTCTGGAGTAGAATTCATTGATATTTCTAGGAAGAATGTTCGGATGCATTCTGAGAAGGAATATACGGTAGATGCCAGTGATTTGGAATTACGTGCTGGTAATTGGCCATCACTTATCTGTTTGATGATTGGAAATCATGGAGTTCGTTTCTATAAGGGTAAAGCTATTCTGTGTGGACAAGGTGAAGATCAAGATCTTGGTGGTTATGAATATCATAGCAATGACGGTGTAAAACTTACGGTGTGGAATGATTAATCAAACTATAATCGAAATATTCGAATGGATCGATCGTCCAAGTGTATGGATGGATATCGGAGTTCTATCGTTCTTCATGTTCATTATTGTGATATGCTTGGTTTCTAATTTAACTAAGCCGAGAAAGTACAATGCCTAAAGATATCTGGATAGTGTATCATTTAGAACTTGGCAAGAAACGTGGATATAGTTTGTTCTTCCATGCATTAGCATCAAAGATTATACGGAGAATGAAGAAATGAGTATTTTCAATAAGAATAAAAACAATGGGTATGCAACTAAAGTTGAAGATATTCCTAAAGGAAGTCATTTTGTAATTATTCATAATTCATCCTACTATGAATCTTTTGAAGATGGTCCTTCAAATGGTAGTTATAGTCCTAAGGTAAGTTATAGATGGTTTATGTTTGTAGAAGATTGGGAAGAAGAGATTAAAAATCTAGTTAAGACTGGAAAGTGTGGATTTCTACCGATGAAAGTAATTCCAGCTACGGTTACTACAACAGTATCAACAAAAGTAGAATTACCATGAGTCTATCAAAAGCAATTAAATTTGGTAAAGAACATAGAAAACCATATAGAAAGTCTAAATCTTTTGATTCTTCATGTAGGAATCATGGATCATGTTCATGGTGTAAATCTAATCGAACTATCCGTGAACAACGTGAACGAATAAAGATGAAAGTAGAATAAAATGATGAAAGTAGTTTTAGTAGACATTGATGGAACTATTGCTCTGCGTGGAGATAGAAGTCCGCATGATCATGATTCCTCAATGGAAGATGCAGTAAATTGGCCAGTAGTAAAAGTAATCAATGCCTATGTAAGTCATTATGAATTAGGATGTATCTTATTATCTGGACGTGATGAGAAATACCGAGATGTAACTGAGTATTGGTTAGGTACTCATAATATTATTCCTTATCGTAATAAGTTAATTATGCGTAAGGAGAAGGATAATCGTCCAGATGAGATAGTTAAAGAAGAATTATATCACAATCAGATCAACCCATTCTATAAGGTAGAAATAGTATTTGATGATCGTAATAAAGTTGTAGCTATGTGGAGACGGTTAGGATTAACTGTATTCCAAGTAGCAGATGGAGACTTCTAATGAAAACTTTAGTAAATATGGTATTTGGTTCACACCTTTACGGTACTAATTCTGAATCGTCAGATAAGGATTATAAAGGTGTCTTTATGCCAACTAAAGATGATCTCTTACTTCAACGAGTACCGAAGTCTATTAACAATAGTACTAAGAAAGATAATGATAAGAAGAATACATCTGAAGATGTTGATACTGAAATGTATTCTCTGAATTATTTCATTCATCTAGCTTGTGAAGGTGAAACTGTAGCATTAGATATGTTACATGCTCCGTCTAAGTTCTGGTTAGAATCATCTCCTGTATGGGAAAGTTTAGTTCAAGAACGTGAACGATTCTATACCAGTAAGTTAAAGGCATTCGTTGGATATGCTCGTAGACAAGCTGCTAAGTATGGAGTAAAAGGATCTAGACTTTCTGATGCGAAACGAGTGTACGAATTCCTAAAAGATTTACCTGCACATCTACGAGTTGCTGAAGTATGGAATCAATTACCTGAAGGAGAATTCCTAAAGAAAGAGTATCTGAATAATCCAAGTTATGCAGATAATAAGTTTCCATATCTATATACTGTATGTGGTAAAGGTTTGAGTTCTCAGGCATATGTTCATCATTATCTGCCTATGCTTGAGAATTTTATTAATCGATATGGAGATAGAGCTAAATTAGCTGAACTGAATGAAGGGGTAGATTGGAAAGCAGTAAGCCACGCATTCCGTGCAGCATATCAAGTAAAACATATTCTTCTAGATGGAGGGTATACGTACCCCTTACCAGAAACCTATTTTATTAAATTAGTGAAGTCTGGTACTCTAAACTTTATGAATGAAGTAGGACCTAAGTTAGATGATTTGATGGAAGAACTGGAAGAATTGAGTAAGAAGTCCACATTACCAAAACATACTGATAGAAAGTTTTGGGATGAATGGTTGTTAGAAGTACTTAGTAAGGAGGTATAAATGCCACTAGTAAAAGCATATGAATTAATCCAACAAGGGTGGACTCAATTAGTTACGGCCAGAGATAATGATGGAATTCCTTGTAACCCTACTAATCTAAATGCTAAATGTTGGTGTACAATAGGGGCTATTACTGCAGCATATAGTGAAGAGCCTGAACTGAGGAAAGCTGCAATTAATAAACTTCAAAATAAATTGAATGAAGATAGAATTAATCCTATATCTATTGCAGAATGGAATGATGCATATTTTCAAGAGAAGAATGCAGTTTATTCAACACTTAAAGAACTTGATATATGAAGTATTTATACCTGTGCATTGGCTTCATAATTGGAGTATTCATATCATCCAGTGCACAGGACTTCTTTAAGCCTGATATAAAATGCCATGCTCTAAATCATCTTATTAAACATGCTAGAAATGATGAATTCAAGTACAAGAATAAGATAACTAAAGCAAGTTATGGTGGCTTATCGGTAGGACTAGAAAAGTCTAAGGAATTATTCTGTGAATAGCGGGGTGACTGGAGGTGGTACCAGCCAAGTCTCATAAGCTTGTAAACGTGAGTTCGAGTCTCACCCCCGCTACCAAAATAACCAGTGGTTCCATCATTTATCCACGTTCACTTTTGTTGGGGAAACTGGTTTAACAAAAAGGAGAGTAAAATGAAATTTCTAGCTATTCTTATCGTTAGCTTCGCAATGATATTCTTGGTGCTTGGAATCGCTTCTCTCTTTGAGAACGATAAGTATCAAAATTATTTGAAGTGTGTTCCTTCAACTACGAATAACTGTCAAATTAGAATGTAATATATTGCAGATATGGTGGAACTGGAAGACACGAGGGACTTAAAATCCCTTTCTCGTTAGAGAGTCCGAGTTCAAATCTCGGTATCTGCACCAATTTTGTAAGTAATTAGAAAATCATGTTAATCGCTCATATTTCTGATACTCATGGTAGTAAATGTGAAATTCCTGATGCGGATATCTTAATCCATACTGGAGATATCATTCCAGGTAGAGGATATTTACAGGATCTTCATAAATTTGAAGCCTGGATGAAAGAACTGCCTCATAAATATAAGATTTTTGTACCAGGTAATCATGATGGTATAGTAGGACTGTTCAGAAATGAAATTAAAGATATTCTTTCTTCAGTTCATGTATTAATCGATGAATTAATTGTAATAGAGGGGGTTTCAATATGGGGAACTCCTTGGTCACTCCCATTCGGTAATTGGTATTTCATGAAGAATGAATGGCAGTTACAGGAACTGTATAGTAAGATTCCAGAAGGAACTCACATTATAGCTTCTCATGGACCTCCACACGGAACCTGTGATTTGGTAGATGGAATGAATGTAGGAAGTTTGGCTTTACGGGAGACTATACTACGAGTATATCCTAAAGCTGTATTGTGTGGTCATATTCATGAAGGATATGGTAAGGATTATGTACATGGAGTACCAGTATATAATTCATCTCATCTTAATGAAGTATATGTACCGTTAAATAACGCGCAATTAATTGAGATTTAAACTAGGAGAATAATGAGTAGACTATATGATACTGCAGTAGTAATTGGACGATTCCAACCTTTTCACAAAGGTCATTATGAAATAATCTTGCAGGCTGCTTTAAAAGCTAGAAAAGTATTAGTTTTGATTGGATCGTCTAATAAACCTCGTACATATAAGAATCCCTGGACGTATGATGAACGTGCTCAAATGATCAAAGATTCATTTGAGGGGTCTACTATGAAATATGTAGTTCATACTGCTCCCTTGATTGATTATATTTATAATGATCGAAAATGGATGAATCAAGTAATTACTAAGATTTATCTATTCAATGCTGATCAAAAATTAGATAACAGTAAAACAGTTATTGTGGGTCATGATAAAGATAGTTCGTCATGGTATCTAAAAGCATTTCCTCAATTTCATATTCTAAATTGTGAAAATCATCAAGGAATTAATGCTACAGATATTCGTAAGGCTTGGTTCGGACCAGAAGTAAGATCAGTAAAAGAACTAGTTACAAGTGGCTCATTTGAAGTTATAGAAAGTACTACTAATGAGACGTTATACTTAGTTGAAGAAGCTCAAGTAATTAAGAAGTATAAAGAATCTTGGGATAAAGCTCCTTGGCCATATACTTTATCGTGTGTAGATGCCGTGGTAGAGAGTCCTCAAGGGTTTCTAATGGTCAAGCGCGCACAGGCGCCAGGCAAAGGATTATGGGCACTTCCTGGAGGCTTTGTGGATGTTAAGGAGACTCTATTGCAGTCATGTATTAGGGAGCTCCAAGAAGAAACTGGACTAAGTAAGGATAATCTTTTGTTACAAACTTGTAGAACTTTTGATCACCCAGATCGTGGAGATAGAGGTAGAACATTTACTACTGCATTCTATTTCAAAACATTTATAGAAAATGTATATTTTGAGGAAAGTAAAGACGGAGAAGTATCTGAAAGTAGATTTATTTCATATAAAGATCTCTCACAAATGAGGAATCTAATTTATCAAGACCATCTAGATATTATTAGTTATTTTGATGGTAACAGGGAAGGATTAATCGATGAATCTTATTTTGGATACTGATTCCTATAAAACTAGTCATTACCTGCAATATCCAAAAGATATGACAGGGATGTATTCGTATATTGAATCTCGAGGAGGAGAATACGATAAAACTGTATTCTTCGGATTACAGTATATTCTAAAGAGATATTTGTCGAAACCTATTACAGATATTGATATTCTTGAGGCAGAATTAGTCTTCTCAAAACATGGGGTACCGTTCAATAAAGAAGGGTGGCAGTATATCCTGAAAACTTATAAAGGATATCTCCCTGTTAGTATTAAAGCAGTTCCAGAAGGTACTGTAGTTCCTACTGGAAATGTACTAGTTACTATCTTTTGTGTCGATCCAAAGTGTTTCTGGCTAGTATCTTATCTAGAAACTATCTTGTTACGAGTATGGTATCCAACTACAGTAGCTACAGTTAGCTATCATATTAAGCAAGATATTAAGAAATATATGGAGAAGACTTCTGACTATCCAGCAGATGTAAACTTTAAGTTACATGATTTTGGATCTAGGGGAGTATCCTCATCTGAGTCGGCCATGATCGGTGGTATGGCTCATATGGTGAATTTTCAAGGAAGTGACACTACAATCGCATTGGTAGGAGCTCGTAGATATTATGATGCAGAAATGCCAGCATACTCTATTCCAGCAGCTGAGCACTCGACTGTTACATCTTGGGGGTCTAATAATGAAGGAGATTTCTTCAACCATATGGTTGAGACGTTTGGCGGTAAGTATAAACATGTTGCTGTGGTATCTGATTCTTACGATCTTACATCTGCTTTAAAGAAATGGGTATCTCTACGTAAAACTATTGAGAAATCTAACAGTGTATTAGTAGTTCGACCAGATTCTGGAGATCCTACTGGTGTTGTATTATATACAGTAAGAATGTTGGATAAAGGATTTGGATCTAAGAAAAATAGTAAGGGGTATAAAGTATTGAACCCATGTATCCGAGTTATTCAAGGAGATGGTATTAATCAGAAGTCTATTAACCAGATCCTAGAAGCACTAGAAATTGTTGGATATTCTGCAGACAATATTAACTTTGGTATGGGCGGTGCACTACTTCAACATATGAATCGTGATACGTTGAAGTTTGCTATGAAATGTTCTGCAGTAGTTCGTGATGGTAAATGGATAGGAGTAAATAAGAATCCTTCTACCGATCCTACTAAAGCATCTAAAAAAGGATTGCTTGAATTACACTATACTAAGGAAAAGGGGTACTTTACTACTTCATATAGTTCGTGGGAAGATGCTGTAGTGAATGCTACATATAATCATAACAACCGAGTAATGCAACAAGTATATTTGAATGGACAGATAAGGTATACTTCAACGTTATCTGAGATTAACGCACGTACCGAAAAATAACCAGGTAAATTCGAGGGCTTGCACGTTCTCCTTTGTCAGAGCGCTCATTACAAACTATTAAAGGAGAACAGCATGTCAATTCGATTCGAAAAGAATATTCCATTCCAAAGAAAAACAAATTACAATGGAAAATGGAAAAATGTTGTACAAAAAATGTCTAAGGGGGATTCTTTTCTTATACCTTTGAAATATAAAAAGAAATTGGAAACTACAAGGATGATTATTAGACAATCAGCCAAAGCATTGGGATATAAAATCGTTTCTAGGAAACTAGAAAATAATAGAGTGAGAATTTGGAGAATTAAATGACCGAGAAGATTACGGTACTATCAGAAATAGAGCATATTCGTCAACGTTCGGGAATGTACATAGGTCTAACTGAAAATCCTCTACACCTATGTTACGAACTAATTGACAATGCTCTTGATGAAGCTAATGCTGGACATGCAAACAACATCAATCTTCAGATTTCTAAAAACCATTTCTCTATTATTGATGATGGACGGGGCATTCCATTAAATGATTTAAATGGAGAAGTTGCAGCAATTGTTACATGTATTAAATTATTTTCTGGTGCCAAATTTGACAAACATGCATATAAAATTAGTATCGGGTTAAATGGAGTTGGTCTTGTAGCAGTTAATGCTTTGTCAACAAGCATGGATTTGATAGTATGTAGAGATAAGAAAATATTATCTGCTACTTTCTCTAAAGGAGTATTACAGAAGAAATCTATTCAGAAATCATCAGAGAAATCATATACAAAAATTGATTTTGAGGCTGATCCTGAGATCTTCGAATCTACTAATCTAGAACCCTTAGTTCCTATTATTGAAAAGAGATTACGATTAGCCAAAACTGCATTAGACTGTAACATCTATTTTCAAAGTACTGAAGTCAAGCCATATACCAATGAGGAATTAATCGGGTGTTCAGTTCTTACTGCACATAAATCTAAAACTCATGAGTTAATGGTTCTAGGTTATAAGCTAGAATCTACAAATGAAGATATTAACAATGGGGCAGTAAATCTTCTACCTGTAGATCGTGGTACCCATATTCAGTCTTTGAAGAAGATTATTCAAGAAGCATGGTCCCCCTTCATTAAGGATAGGAATATACGTCCTGCTGATGTGCTAATTGGATGTTCTGCATTCATCTCAGTTATTGTAGATGAACCGAAGTATAGTTCACAAACGAAAGAACAATTATCTTCTAGTAATCCAGTTAGGTCAGAAACATATAAGGAATTTGTTGATGCCATACGTAACTATCTGGCAGGACATGAAAACCAACGGAATATTCTCCTTAGGAAGTTTGAAGATTATCGTGCTAGTCTCGACCGTCTTAGTTCAACCGCTTATATTAATTCTGTTATCAAGCTTGGAGAACTTGACGGCGAGAATGTATCTAGAAATAGCTCTGTACCTAAACTTCTTGATTGTTCAAGTCCCAAGCGTGATGATACTGAGTTATATATTGTGGAAGGAGCTTCAGCAAAAGGTCCATTGAAGAGTACTAGAAATTCTAGTATTCATGCTATTCTTCCATTGAAGGGAAAGATTTTAAATGTTATTGATCGAGACATTGTTTCCATTATGGATAATGATGAAGTACGATCAATCATTAACGGAATTGGGGCTGGAGCTTACAGTAAGTTTGATATCACTCGTATTCGTTATGGTAAAGTTATTATCATGACAGATGCTGACCAAGACGGATTGAATATCCTGGCACTCCTAATAGGATTATTCAATTATGCTATGCCTGGGTTGATATCTGCTGGTCATCTTTTCTATGCTCAGATGCCGCTGTACGGATATTATGATAAGAAATTTATTCCGGTATATAGTGAGAAGGACTTACCACCTAAGATCAAGAGTTTTCAACGATTCAAAGGTCTAGGAGAAATGAATCCTGATCAAATCAAAGAGATTGCATTCGTAGAAACTGTACGAAAGTTAGTTCAAGTAACTGATCCAGATAAAGAAGTAACTAAGTTAGTAGGAGGATCATTTCTAAAACGTAAACTTCTAGTAGATAATGGAATACTTCAATGAAACTAGCACCATTACCTGGTGATAAGGATAGTCTTGGAGATCCAATGCCAGCTGATATGTGCCGATGGATATGTGATGACTGTTTAGCTGTATGTAACTTTGAAGCTATGATGCAATGTCAGGGCAGGCCATGTCCATTCGATAATGATAAACCTATTAGTAATCATGAACGTTTTGCATTTATTACTCATGGAACTCCTGAGGAATTATGATTGATGAATTTCAAGGAAAATACAGATTTCTATCTAATTTCTACCAGGTAAAATCCTATATAAAGAACATACGTTTCCTTCAGTGGAACATGCATATCAAGCTATGAAGTTTCCACAATCTTATTGGTATCTATTTACTGATCCGTGGCTCTCTGCTGCAAAAGCAAAGAGATTAGGTAGCAAACAACCATTACCAGAATCATGGTTTACTAATAATATTCATTTAATGGAACAATTGTTACGGATTAAATTTCAGGATCCTGACCTTAAAGAAAAATCATTAGAAACAGGTAATCAACCATTAGTAGAAGGTAATTATTGGGGTGATGTTTTCTGGGGTGTATGTAAAGGTGAAGGAAGAAATCATCTTGGTAGGCTCCTAATGAAGATTAGAGAGGATTTAAAATAATGTCCTATGAATGTCATATAACAATTGCTACCCCATTTAATAAAGAAGATCTCAAAAAGATAGTAGAGAACTTTCCTAGTTCACCTATGTGGACATTCTCTTGTATTACTGATGACCCTATTCTAGGTCCTGGAAAATATGCATACGCTACTTTGAATTATGAACCATATAACCAAATTTTAAATCATGAATTTTTTGTAATTCAAAACTCATTAGATCTTACTAAAGAGTTACTTCAAAATGGATATGAAATACTACGAGTCAAAGTAGAGCAAACTGTATTTGATCATAGGTTTAAACATGCGAAACAAAGCGTACAGAATACACAAAACGAACAGCAAGGCTAATCGTCGTATGCAAGAAGACCGGAATCAACATTATGACGACCAACAGTGTGCATGTGCTGGTGTAGGATCCAAGCAGGCTGTAGGTAAGGTTAAATCTATGTTTGCCAACACCCCTAAGCGTTGTTCTCACGTAGGATGTTGTGCGAACTGGAGACAAGTTTTAGGTCCTACTATAAGTGAGAAGAGACAATTACTTAGAGAATTAGATTACAAACTATAATAACCAGTGGTTTTCATCTCTTCTTTCGTTCACTCTTGTGCATTGGGTAAACAGAATTACCAACAAGGAGAGAAGAAATGGCATTGTCAAAATCAAGTAAGTACAAACTGAATCAGATGGAAGGGATGGAAATAATGTCCCTTACATTTGAAGGATGTGTTGGCATTCGTAACGGAGAAGTTATTCAAGAAGGAAAAGTACTTCCTGTAGACAATGTTAAAATAGATAGATTATGGGAAGAAGCTGCGATGGAAGGAGTATGGTAATCATGAAAAGGTCAATCCTTATAGCTGGAGCAATACTTGCTTCTACAGTTCAGGGTTGTGCATTTTATGATTTATATAACCCTCCTGGACGATGTACTGATGCACATGCTATTAAGCAGTTGTATGAAGAAGCTCGTAAGGTTACTGCTCAAGAAGGAGTACCACCTGAATTCTCACAGTATCCCTTAGGTATGGTTACAGTAAAGTATGCTGATGAAATGTATGGTAATCCGGAATATAATTGTAAGGGTACTATTACTGTAGTATTCAGTACTTTCAATAAGGGGTATACGTTCCCTATGTACTATTTGTATTCTGGAGACAAGATCGAGAAAGTGGATTTTGGAATCACTAAGTTTCAACGTCAGGCTCTACGTGATTTGATGGCTGGCAAGAACCTAGTAAGGAATACTCCAGTTATTCCAAATATCTTGAGGTAATTGATCCTATTGTATAAACGGTTAGTACACCACACTCTCAATGTGGAGATTCGAGTTCGATTCTCGATAGGATCACCAAATGGTGCCACCGAGAGCATGCCGCTTGAAGTAAGTCATGCTCCCTGTGTTCTAGACGCAGCTGTCCAGAGAGGAATCAGAGGTGACCGTTTATGCTCCCATAGTTTAATGGTTAGAATTCCTGATTTTCACTCAGGGGATTGGAGTTCGATTCTCCATGGGAGTACCAAGAAAGAGATTAGGGATATGGTGTAATTTGGTAGCACAGAAGATTCTGAATCTTTTAGTCTTGGTTCAAATCCAGGTGTCCCTACCATAGAGGTATGGTGTAATTGGCTAGCACAAAAGACTTTGACTCTTTAGGTCTTGGTTCAAGTCCAGGTACCTCTGCCAAAATAAAACCAGGGGTTTAGATCTCCGAAACCGTTCACTTCTTGTGAGCGTTGGTAAGGAAATAAAAATGTGGCAAGTGGTGTATCGAAGAGTTACTTCTATTGGATGAAAACACTCTTTGAGTTTGTTCCCTTGCCTATATAAATTGACTAGTGGTGTAGTGAACAGTTACTTCATTGTTAATGACGTGGTCGTTGGTTCGAATCCAACCTACAATGGAAACATTGTAGTAGCTCAGTGGTAGAGCACGTAAATTTCTGTTTACGCTTGTTCCCTAGTCATATAAGTATGGTCAGTAGTGTAGCATTACAGTTACTTCTTTTATCAAAGAAAGGTACAGGTTCAAATCCTGTTGCGATCGAAAGATCGTATGGTGTAACCTGGGAGCATAAAACTAGCTGTAAGCGATTGTTCTCTGACCCTAAATAATGATCGGTGGTGTATCGAAGAGTTACTTCATTACAATTGAAACAAACGCTCTTTGAGCTTGTTCCCCGATCTGTTTCTAAATTAGTGGTGTAATTTACTGTTACTTCCACAATTCATAGATCTTCGGATCTATATGCAGGCAGGAACCTGCAAGCAGTAAATGATTGTTCCCTAATTATTCATATTAAGGAGTGTGTATTGTGAGAACTAATGTCAAGGCGAAGGAAGAAGTAAAATTAACACATGGTGGTGGACGAGCTGCAACTCATCAATCTGCATTCCAAGAGCTGCAACGTGCAGTTTCTACATGTATGTTGTTTGAGAATACTTTTTATGAATCAGGTAACTTTATTGCAACTCGAATCAAAGATCTCTGTTTGCAAGTAGAGCCTGATGAGATTGCAACCCTAGCTGTCCAAGCTCGCAATGACATGAAGCTCCGACATGTTCCATTGTTCTTGCTAGTTCAGTTAGCTCATTTGCGATATCGTAAGTTGGCTGATACTGTCTATAAGGTAGTTCAGCGTGCAGATGAGATGGGTGAATTGCTAGCTTTGTATTGGAAGCAGAATGGTAAAGATAGTAAGGGTAATAACAAGCCTGTATCCAATCAATTGAAGGATGGATTAGCACGAGCATATACCAAGTTTAATGAATATCAGTTATCTAAATGGAATCGTGATTCTGAAGTGAAATTGCGAGATGTGATGTTCATAGTGCATCCTAAGCCAGCAGTGAAGGATGTAGTTGGTAAGAGAAAGAAGACTTCTCCAAAGATCAATAAGAAGCAATATAAGCGTGGAGCCACAGTTCGTAACTATAAACTGTGGGAAAATGTTGCAGAGAACCGATTGGAATCTGCTGATACTTGGGAAGTAGCTCTGTCAGCAGGTAAAGATAAGAAGGAGACTTGGGAACGACTCTTGAAAGAAGAGAAGCTCGGGGATATGGCAGTATTGATGAATCTGCGTAACATGCAGAAGGCAGGAGTAGATAGACAGTTAATTGTCAAACGATTGATTAATTGGAATCCTAAGTCTGTAGTTCTGCCATTCAGATTCATTACTGCAGCTATGTATGCTCCGGATCTTGAGCAACACTTGGGAACTGCAATTCACAATGCATTGCTACAATTCCCAAAACTCAAGGGTCATACCCTATTTGTAATTGACGTATCTGGTTCAATGAATGCTCCATTATCTGAGAAAACTCAGATGGATAGGGTAGATGCAGCATGTGGTTTGGCTATGTTCGTCCGTGAAGTATGTGAGGATGTAACTATCTATGCCACAGGAGGAAATGATTCACGCAGTCAACATGCTACTGCAAAGATTCCTCCACGCAATACCTTTGCATTGAGAGATGCTATTAAAGATTCAATGCGTAGATTAGGTGGAGGAGGTATCTTCGTTCACCAAGCATTAACCTTTATTAAGAAGAAAGGGGTTGAGTTCGATCGAGTAATCATTATCACTGATGAACAAGATTGTGATCATGATAAATCAAAAACTCTGTCTAATGCACCTAAACTAGCGGAGAATTTGTATCTGATGAACGTAGCTCCGTACAAGCCAGGGTTGGATACATCCCATGGATGGACTCGAATCAATGGATGGTCTGAGCAGATTATCAGATGGATTGCATATAATGAAGGATACGGGATGAATAATCAGGAAACTGAAGATTAATCTGTATCCTGATGGAGAGGTTATAGGGATAAGGCTGGAAACGTGGGTTCGACTCCCATTATCTGAATAGTACCTTAGTTCCTAGGGAAAGTAGGATATCGTCTAGCGGATAGGACACCAGCCATGCTATAACAAATAACGAGGCGTCATTTCACGCCTACAACCATCTAGGAATTATGATGAGGGGTAGCTCAGTTGGTAGTAGCGTTCCGCTGTTAACGGAATGGTCGCAGGTTCGATCCCTGCCCCCTCAGCCATTTGTCGTCTCGAGAATAGGTCACTAAAGTAAATCCTATCCTCTAGAAGGCCTAGGCTCTAGCAATCCATAGAAGAGATGGAGACGACTCCATATAGCGAGGATAGACAGGTATTACTAGTGTATCCTGGAACGTAGCACTTATTGAAAGTGCACTGCGTGAAATCCCTCGCATAATTTATTCATACTAAAGGAGAGACTCGATGAAATCAGTTGCTAGCACACTTACTTCTATTCTGGACAATCCCATGATGAAAGTTATCATGGATAAGGAATCTCCAAATCTTCAGGATGTAATTGATAAAGTTACTGATTATTGGGGGTATGATCTTTATACTCGTAAACCTGGTCCTGCATATACTGAGGATGGAGTCTTCGTAGGAACTGATTTGGATCTGGCATGTTTCTTGTCTGCCTTGGTAGATCGTAAGGCAGTAATTAACATTCCTACATATAAGTCTATGCGAGCCAAGTCAATGAAGGAAGGTGAACGAGTCATTAGCGATAAGAATCGTCATGGTAAGATTCTTGGTCTCACTTCAAATAAGGAAGTCTTTACTTTCGGTTTGAAGATGATGGATATGAATGTAGTAGGAACTGATACTGTTGGTGCATTTAGGAACTTCAATCTGACCAATATGGAAGGTGATTGGTACGAAGGATGGCAGAAGATTGACTTTATGCCTAATGAGAAGGAGAATGATTTCTTGTCTAACAAGAATCTCTGGTCAGGTAATCAAGTTCAGTTCAAGCATTTCGTATCTCCTAATCGATGGGTTTCATTGTACGGTCAGCATTACTTCTTGACTAAGGTATTGATTGAACAGTTGCGAGAGAAGTCAAAGCATTTCCGTGCTGAGATCAAGCGTATGTTGGCTGAAGGTGTAAAGTATCCATCAGGACTTGAATCTGTTCAAGTAGATTATCCTGAGACTTCTACCGAGAAGGGTACATCTGTAAAGGTCAAGGCAGTTGAAGTAGAAATCGATGTGCCTAAGAATGAGTCTAAGTTTAAGACGTATGAGAACTCATCAGTAACTCTTAATGTCTTGACTAAGAAAGCTAAGGAATATACTTATAAAGTGATTCCTCAGTTGCAGTTCGCTACACGTGCTACTGAGTTGGCATTCCACAAGCATGGAAACTTTAACTTCCCTGCATGGATCAAGGATGCGAAATGGGAAGATAATTACGTAGTGCCTGGTAAACGTAATAAATGGTCTCGTCTAGTATTGTTCCAGCCAGGAGTTGGTGAGACTGGAGTGTCTATCCGGTATCGTGAATATGATAAGACTGAACGTGTTAGTGAAGAATATGCGAATTATCTAGCTAATAAGTAACTATAATAGGACCATAGTGTTAACGGTCCGAGTTCAAATCTTGGTGGTCCTGCCATATGTTGATTGCAGAAATGCTTCTCTCCTAGGAGGGAACGATACTGAGGCCAGGTGAAAACACATTAATAGTCCTGGATCGAGTGCCTAATAAGGCTATGGCTATACTCGTAACTTTGTATGCAGTCTAGGAGCACTTTAGGATGCCGGTTATATCCCTACGGTGAACAGTTCCAATCAACTAAAATCTATACGGAGAGATGCCGGAGCGGTTTAACGGACCTGCCTTGAAAGCAGACGGGGATAAAACCTCCGTGGGTTCAAATCCCACTCTCTCCACCACCCTCTCCTCCATATCGCGGGATCGTCTAATATTGAAGGACACTTAGAAGATTGCTTTAGATAAGCATGGCCATGCTCCTAAGGACTATCTAAGAAATGTAGGTTCAAGTCCTACTCCCGCTACCATACTAAAGGAATCATGAGTGAACCAATCCTACAAATCAAAAACCTTAGATTATTCGCATGGCATGAATGGAGAGGCGTCATTCATCCTAAAGAATATAATTGGATTGATATCCATTGGTTATGGGTACACACTGAATTCTCTCCATATAAAGACTCTGCTGAAATTAATCTTGGATTCTTAGGATTTTGTGTAAGTATTGACTATTTCTACGGCATTTACCAAGAATAAAACCAGGTGTTCCTCCTGCCTATTTCGTTCTCCTTTGTGGCGAGTCTTCTAAACCATTAAGGAGATATCATGTCTAACAAAAATCCACGTCCTAATGTTCGTATGACTGAAGAAGAGTTTTATAATAAACTAGTACATCTTGGTGCTCCTCAAGATATACTTGAAGCATGTAAAATGCCTGATCCTGGTAATAAACAATACGTATTTGATTGGGTTATAAATAATGTTGTGGGCCGGTCGTATAATGGGATTACCCCAGACCTGCAATCTGGAGATAGGGGTTCGATTCCCTTCCGGTCCACCATCAAATTGAAAAGCCTTAGGCCCGTAAGGGTTATGATCTAGTAACGTGTATAGGGCTAAATTGAGCGTTCTACGCAACTTGGTAAACTAAGGAGAGCAATGACTAAAGAAGATATTCAGCAACTTATTCAAGTTATTACTGATGCTCCTAGTCTATTTAATCCTACATCGATACTTGCTTTATCCAGGTTTTGTGGTCGTCAATGTGCAGAACATGATGAGAATGATTTTTATACACAGATTTATGGTAAATAATGCACCGGTAGCTCAGTTGGGAGAGCATCAGATTTACATTCTGAGGGTCACAGGTTCAATCCCTGTCCGGTGTACCAAATTTATGTGACCGTGGGATAAAGGATGTTCCCCTATCTTCTAAATAGGAGCATGATGGTTCGAGTCCATCCGGTCACTCCATGTGTTGGATAAAAGGAATGTTATACAAGCCGCACAGATCGAGGAGGGGGAGTGATGGCAAAAGTAATACCGTTACGTTGTCAGTATAAGCAGAATCGCATTGTGATTGAGATAGGCCACGACGTATTGGCTCATGCGACAAATATCAACCCCGATTTCTATAACGGTGAATTAGATACGGGGCAGTATCGAGTGGTCGACCACAAGACATTCGCAAAAGAAGTCGTGGATTATCTGAACCAGGAAGATGAGGTAGGTAATACGCTTGTGACCACGATGCTCGATCAAGGTATCACGCGGGCCATCGATGGCGGAGCGGAAGGTGTGGAGGA